CAAAGATTTTTGCAAGAGGAGTTGACTATTTTAATTTAATTGAAGACCGTTTTAAATTAACGGAATTCCAAAAGAATGAATTATTAAAATATATTAAAAAGTCTGGAACTGAATTAGTATCAACTACCGTTAGACTATTGGACCCTACTCCTAAAAAGTATGCACTAAATGTTAGTCTAGTTACATTTTCAGATTTCGATAGAGATGCAATTAAAAGTCAAATAACAGATAAAGTTGGATCATACTTTATTAATAACACGCGTAAAGATCGTATTCCTAAGAGTGATTTAATTAAATTAATTGAAGGAATCGATGGAGTAGATTCAGTTAGTATTCAAATTATTGGAGAAGCAAATGAACTTTCAGCAATTGCAAATTCGACTAAAACTAATCCTCCATTGGTTGGATTAGATGAATTTAACGATATTATAATTCAGCCTAGTGAGTTTGCAATTATTAGAGGAGGATTTAAGGATAGAACTGGTAACACTTACGAATCAGGTCTTTCTGATGATAAATTATGTGCAATAAACGTATTCTTCAGGGATCAAACAACACTTTAATTTTATGCATAGAGATTCAATTTTTAGAAAACATATAGACCGTAAAGAGGCTCGTCTTTACGTAGGATTTAATTACAGAAATAAGATTATAGAAAAATCAGTTTCTCCACACCTTTTGGGAATTTCGGCCTTTATGGATAAATTCTTATTAAAATTGGATGCAATTGTATTTAACAATATTGAAGCGGTCAAAAAAATTAAAATATTTGCTAACCCAGCCCTGGATAAGAACGAGACAAAATTAAACTAAGTCTAGTGATCAGCAAAGAAAAGAAAACCCAAATAAAAAACGAACTTGAAAGTTTTTTAAGTACCTATTCTGGAGATACTTCAGAAAATGATATTGTCGATGATCGTTTTAATGAACTTGAACAAAATCCACCTATTGATTTTGATGAAATGAGTTCAGGTTTCAAGAAGAAAGCTCTTGAGATCACAGATTCCCTATTTAAGTTTTATGTAGATTTAGGTCTAATTACTCAACACGATTACCTAAAACAGAAGAAAGAACTCGATAATATGAATATCGAGACCATGTTCTTTCAGCATAAAACCATTAAGATGGCAATTGAAAGAATTATGGAAGAAATTAATCAGGGTGCAGCTCATCCTCGTTTATTTGAAGTAATGTCTCAATTACAGGACCGTCTTACTACAGTTACCAAAACTCAAGCAAATTATATGCTTTTCCTGGAGGATACGTACAAGAAAATGCGTAGTGAAGTTGATTCAAGGGGAGACCAAGCAGGGCTCCCTGCCTCTTCTGTAAATGCACTTCAATCTGGAGAATATTATGTTACAGCCGGTACTAAGAATATTATGAAAGAAATTGAAGGAGAAAAGCTTGATCAAGATTTCGATAATAGGTTGACTAATCCAAACGAAAAAAATTCACTAATGACTGAGAGAGGATTAGAACATTTGATTCAAAAGGATGAAGATGATGAAGATCTAAACTCAACCATTTTTGAAATAATCTAATTATGAAAGACTTTCTATCAAAAGGCGGTAGGACCAGCGTACAGATATCCAAAATGGATGATACTGAAAATAGTGCAGTTTGGACTACCAAAAAGATCGACCAATTACTTGCTGATTTTGAAAATGGATTAATTGATATTAAAACTATCAAAAATTCACCATTTAAGGATAATGATCCAGCTTGGAAAAAACCAAATTTAGTATTTGAATATACTCCAGAAGAACTTGAAGAAATTAAGAGGTGCAAATCTGATGTTGGTTATTTTGCAAATAAGTATGCACAGGTTTTAACTGAATATGGAGTTGAACAAATTATCTTAAGAGATTATCAAGAGGAAATTATCCGAGCATTTGGTGCAAATCGTTTTAATATCTTAATGGCAAGTCGTCAAATTGGTAAAACTGTAATGTCCGGTGTTTTTGTTGCATGGTATCTTATTTTCCATACTGATAAAAATGTTCTAGCTGTTGCCAATATTGCATCTACTACCAAAGAGGTTGTGGACAAAATTAAATCTATTTTTGAAAATCTACCGTTTTTCCTAAAACCTGGCTGTATTTCCAATAACGTAATGTCGATGAAGTTCGATAATGGCTGCAGATTAATTGGTCGTACTACAACCAAAAATACAGGTATTGGTTTTACTATTCACCTGCTATACATTGATGAGTTTGCTCACATTTCACCAGCATATCTAGATTTCTTTTATCGAGCAATCTATCCTACTATTTCAGCATCCACGACTTCTAAGATTATTATTACCTCAACTCCAAATGGAATGAACCGATTCTATGAAATCTATATGGATGCCTTAAATGGACTAAATACCTATACTCCATTAAGAGTAGATTGGTGGCAGGTTCCAGGTAGAGATGACAAGTGGAAAGCTGAAACTATTGCTAATATGGGATCTGAAGAAGATTTTAATCAGGAATATGGATTACAGTTCTTTTCATCAGATCGCCTTTTATTATCATCAAAGGATCTTAAGAAAATCTTTAGCATTGCAACAAAATACGAAGAACCTCTTAATATTAACTGGGACCCAGAGGTACTTGCTCTAATGGAAGGAAACTTTACAGTTCACCCTAATTTAAAGGATTGGGATGAGCAAGATTTTAGAAATTCCCCAGATCAATATGTATTTTCAGTAGATACTGCGGATGGAACAGGTAAAGACTTTTCGGTTATTAATATCTTTAAAGCAGTAGCTCTTCCAATAAAAACTCTTGAGCCAATTAAAAACTTAATTAAATCTGAATTAGATTGTATTTCACTTGTACAAGTTGCAACTTGGAGAAGTAATAAACAAACTATTAATGAATATGCTCAAGTTCTAGAATATTTAGTCTATAGACTTTTTAATTTTGAAAATCTTAAGGTCTTAATTGAGTTAAACCACAAAGGCGACTTTATTTTAGATAAGATTTCAAATAATGATCAATATTGGCCAGGACAATTAATACATTCTAAACATACGGAAGCAACTAAATTACTTAAACCTGGACTTAAATTAAGCGTTACTAATAAAATTAAATTTTGCGAAAGATTTAAGTATCACGTTAATGTAAACAAGATTCTACCAAATGAAAGTAAAACAGTAATGGAACTAGGATCCTTTGGTCGATCAACTAATGGTACATATCGAAGTCAAAGTGGTAATGATGACTTGGCAATGACTTGCGTTAACACTGCTGCATTTTTCGATTCCCCAAGTTTTTTAGAGTTGGGAACTGATGTTTGGGACAGGACTAGTGAAGAATACAAAAAGATTGTAATGGAGACTATTCTAAATTCAACCCAGGGCGAAGGCTCGTCCAAGATTACCTCAGATTTAGTAGGTTATCTAAACGATACTCCACAAATGAAGAAACCTGGACAAAGACAAGTATTTGATGAAACTTATTTAGATTCATATAAACAGGTATTATCTGGATTTTATGGAGATCAAAAAAATTAATATAGAGGAATGATTAATTTTGACTTAACCCGAGATAGAGACGTTATTTTTAGACGAACTATCGCTGCAATTCAAAAGGCAATCGAAAATGATATTGATGTTGCTGAATTGCCTAATGTTAAAGTTGCTGAATCTGAAATTGATGCATTCGTCTTACGAGATGGTTGGGAAGATGCAATCGAAAAGGCTAAAAAGCACTTTGAAAAAATTGAAGACTATGAAATGTGTCAAACATGCGTTTCATTAATTGAAGAAATTAAAAAATCAAATTAACTAATGCAAAAATCCGCAAAAAGAAGAGGTGCTGCTGCACAATCCATTCCAGATTTATTAAAACAGGTTTCGCTTAAACCTTCACAAAAGGAATACTTTGATAAAATTATGAATAATGACATTACACTATGTCATGGTCCAGCTGGAACAAGTAAAACATTTGTTGCATGTTACGCATCAATGAAGCTACATACAGAAGATAAAATTCAAAGAATAATTTTGTCGAAGCCTATTCAGGAGTCTGGTGAGAAACTTGGATTTTTACCAGGGGATATTAAAGAGAAAATTGATCCATTTATGGAAAGTTATAGAACCAACCTTGAAAAAATTGTTGGTTGGGATAATTTAATAAAATTAGAAGGGGACGGCCTTATTGAATTTAGACCCCTTGCCTATATGCGTGGAGCAACCTTTGATAATTGTTTAATGGTATTAGACGAAGCACAAAATGCAGATTTTCGTCAGCTAATGCTGTTTATTACTAGAATGGGTAAAAATTCAAAAGTCCTTATTTGTGGAGACGTAAGTCAATATGACATATCTAGAGACAAAGTGGCACTTCCTAAATTTATTGAAATGATGGATGGAATCAAAGGAATGGGAATTCATACCTTTGGAGACTCGGATATTGTTCGTAATAAGATATTAATTGAAATTACTGAAAGATACGATACGTGGAAGGCAAATAATAAGGTTAATTGGTAAATTAATTAAGTACAATAACTCTACTAGAAAAATATTTTTATGGCAGTAAACAAAAAGGTAACCGGCTACGAAGATTTAAACCGCAGACTTAATGATGAAATGCAGCAATTAGCCGAAGCTATCGTTGCTAAAAAATTCACAGAAAGAGACAGAAACAGGTTAGTTCGTATAATGGAACCAAAACTTAAATACTTCATTTGGAAATTCTTTAACGATACAGATGAAACCGAAGAGGTCTTGCATAATACTTTCTTTAAGATTTTTAAGTCGCTTGACAGTTATAATCCAAAATACAGATTTACCACTTGGATCTACACAATAGCAAGAAATGAATCTCTACTACATTTGCATAAATTAAAACAGCAAATGACTACTGATATTGATAAAATAGGAAATTCTCTATTTTTAGTAGATGATAGTCGAGATAATCTAGAAAAGGAATACTCTTTAGAAAATCTCTATACTGCAACCATGCTGGCAATTGAAGAAATGCCAGAATCTTTGGAAAAATCTATCCTAATCGATAAGGAGCTAAATAAAATGAAAGGCGCTGATATTGCAGATAAGTACGAGATGAATCTTAATACTGTTAAAACTAAAATACGAAAAGCACGTAAAATATTAAAAGACTCAGTTTTGGAAAGTAACCCAGAACTGGTTGAAAAAATAAAAGACCTTTTCTAATGAAATATCTAAACCCTATTGTTTTTATTACTAAGCTAATTTCTTTAATTAAGGAATTGGTCTTATTTAGAAAGTACATATCGATAGTCTCCGAATTAGAGAAAAGCGGTGAACTTGAAAAGCTAAATCTAAGAAGAACCCGACTTGGCAGATTATACTATGTTAAAAATCTTCAGCCTGAGGTTTTACTAAATACCGATGACCTTAAGGGATTTGAAATAATGCAGGTTAAAGAATCCCTTGCTGATTATAACGATCCAATCACCAGACTTGGAATAATTGATTTTCTTAAAACTGGTTTTAGAAGAATTAAAACTCCAGAGGTATATGCATATTTAGTATGGATGGATTTTGATTTTAAGCAGGTTTCCCTAGAGAGAATCCTATATGTAATAATCTATCCAATTATCCTATTTTTAATATTTGCTGTATTTGTAGTACCTGCCCTGGGTCAAGTAGATTGGTCCCACGTATGGCAAACTGTAAATAGCAAATAAATAATAGTATCAAATAATCTTAAATTATGAACAAAGTAGAACAATTTTTACAAAAGCACGGTTTAAAAGTAGTAATCTTTTTATTAGTTTTAACCTATATGAAATCTTGCGGAGTAGATCGTGAAGTTACTAAAGTTAAAAAGCAATTAATTGCCCTAGACTCGTTAGCAACAAAAAAGGATCTTGAAATTGAAGGTCTTAAGGCCGAAAAACGCATGATTCAAGCGACTGACCGCAAAATGTTAGACGTTCAACGTCAATCTGATATTGATGCTGAATTGAAAAAACTTGGAGCAAAATAATGAAATCTAGAGCAACCCATTACTTTATAATTGGTTCCTTTGTTACTCTATATCTCTTAGTATCAATTATTTCAACTATCCACGTAGTAGACTTTTTTAAATTGTCTAATCCTATGTGGCTTGCAGTTTCCCTCGCAATTGGATTTGAAGTCGGTGCAGCCGCTTCGCTTGCATCTCTTATTGTTTTAGATAAAATGAATAAGAGTATTGTTTGGGGACTTTTTATACTCTTAACTGCAATGCAGGCTATGGGAAATACTTATTATGCCTTTTCTCACTTAGAAAATTTTACAGGTTGGATTGAATTATTTGGTCTTCAAGAAGAAGACTTAATTTATCAAAAACGTATGCTTGCTATTATTTCAGGAGCAGTTTTACCAATTGTTGCACTAGGTTTTATTAAGTCACTGGTTGATTATATTAAGCCAGAGGAAAATTTAGTCGAGCCAGTTCAATTACCAGACGCACCAGAAAAGGTTGAGCCAGCTATTAGTGTAGTTGAAACTATAATGGAGGAGCCAATTGTAGAGGCGCCAGTTTCAACTAAGTCTCCACGTGTTAAAAAAAAGACTCCACTAAAATCTACTGGGGCAATTGAAGTTGATTTAACCCAAACGGTTTCGGCTGAAATGGATAAGCCTAAGAGGATTGAATTATTTGACATGCCAGACCGAGCAACTAGGAGACTTTCCCCAGATGAAATGATTGCTAGAGGAATTAAATCCTAAATCGGAGGTAAATAATAAAAAGAACTTCGGCTAATGTCCTACATTAAATTTAAAGGTGATCCAAGCTATAAAAGAGTTAACTCGGCTATGGCTAAACTATGCGATCCAGTGGCTGCCAAAAAGTCACTTAGACTTATTGACAACTGCTTTTCTATAGTAGATAAAAATGTTAGCCAAGCAGATCTTTGCGATTTCGGTAAACTTGCATATCCAGCAGACTCTTATGTTAAACAAGAGTTAGAAATTTGTCAAGGCGAAAATGCAATAGTTTTTTCAAATAATTTAGTAGGTGGAACAACCGCAACAGCGGCTACTGTTTTAAATAGCACTGCTGTAACTACTGCAACTGTTAATAATTTAATTAGAGTAGGTAGCACGGTATCTGGTTCAGGTATTCAAACTGGAACAACTGTTACTGCAGTCAATGGAACAGCTGTAACCCTATCTCTTCCTGCAACTGCTGCCAATGCTGCTGCAGTTTTAACTTTTGTTGAAGTATTAAATCCAAATAAAGCTTACATAAAGGGCGTTATTATTTATGCAAACTATCCAACGCTAGATGAGGATGGCGCAGAAATTAATCCATCTGAATATATGTTGACTGGTTCAATTTCATCGATTTTTACAAATGGAGGAAACAGCTCATCAAACTTTACAATCGGACCGGTTTATATGTATTTTGCACCAGAGGCAACAACTGATCCTACTAAGATTATAAACACCCTAACCCTATTAAATCCAAGCTCAAAATTCAGCGTTAAAGTTAGTGTCTTATTAATTAAGACTAAAACTGATGTTGATCCAAATAATTGTGATTGCTAATGAGACCAGTAATGTCATATGGACAAAAGAGTAGTTTTGTAAGTAGTATTCCATTTCAAGGAAGAGGCGATTTTGGATTTGTTGCATCACAATCCACATTTACTCCAGGTATTACAATTAAAATGTTACCGCTAGCGGATCTTTCTCTTCCACAAGAAGTTGAAATGTCAGAATTTGATCAATTAGTAAATGACCTAAACGATCAGTTTAGAGCTGGAAAAAGACTTAGCGGCGTTGAAGTAAACACTCAACATCAAAAAGGCGGATCTAATAAAATCTTTGGTAGATTTATTGGATTTGAATTAGACAGAAAACATCAAGTAATTAGGGCTTTTATTAGAGATTCAGTTTCTAATAAAAGAGTTGAGGTTTATCCTGCTTCTCTAATGACAGTTAATGAATCGGCTGGCCACACAAAAACTTTTATGCAGTTCTTAATACAAGACTAGAAAAGGTCTGTATTAATATAATGCAAGAAATTGATCCACTTAAGGCCCAGGAATATCTAGAAGGCATTGACAAAAAGTCAGGCGTAAATACTCCGGTCAAGTCACCTAAATCTAAAAAGAAAGAAATATCTCAACCTAACGAATTAGGTTGGAAAAATATTCCATTGGAAACTCTTCCAAGTAAAGGAAAATTTTACGTAGATAATTTCAGCCTAGCAATTAAATCTGCCTCAGTTGCAGAAGTTAGACATTGGTCTACTATTGATGAAACTGATATGCTATCAATCGATGATCAGCTAAACTATATCTTAGAAAGATGTGCTGAAGTTAGAATTGAAGATGAAATTGTTTCATGGAGAGAAATCTTAGAAATTGATAGATTCTTTATTATTTTCAAAATTCAGGAATTAACATTTCCAAATGGAGAAAATCAATTACCGCATAGGTTTGAATGTTCTTGTGCTGAACCCAAATATTCTGAAAAGTTACCTATTGAAAGTTCCATGCTTAGAGTATTTGATTTTCCAGAAGAGCTTGAACAATTCTACTCAACTGAATCTAAATCATATTCAGTTAAATCTGAAAAAATGGATGCGGAGTTTAATTTATACTTGCCTACTCTTGGTACAATGGAGAGATTAAGGGAAATTATAATTGAATTGACCACAAAGGGAGCTCCAATCGATAAATCATTTATTAAAATTGTTCCGTATTTGGTTGGAGATTGGGAATCACTAACCCCTGCTACATATTCTATACTAAATCAAGATTCGTTAACTTGGAATATACTAAAGTTTACCTTTATTTCAAGATTTGCAGATGAAATACAAAAGTCTAAAAAACAAATTCTTAAAGCGGATTGTCCAAAATGTGGTTCTAAAATAGACTCACGAATTTTTTTGGACTCCAGCTTCACTGTCAAAGATCTTTTCCTTATTTCAACTGGATTTAGTGAACTTGTTTGAAACTAACAAGTTCTTGGCGGTGAAGCTGAATCAGTCACTAGATACACTGTACAGTCTTCCATTTTATGAATATTCAATCTATCTTACTATCACAAATAAGCAAATTTCTGATAATAATGCTAAGATAGAGGCTGAACTTGATCAGGGTCCACCAAATTTACCGGGAAGATTGCAGTAGCCAATTTTCTAGAAATTTTCAATAAATAACAAAAAGAAACTCAGATGGAAATTTTTATAGATCTTGCTAAGATTGCAGAAGGACAGGCCGGACCTACCCTTCCAGGAATAGATTTAAATCTATCTGGATTGGTTGACTTCAAGGAACCTGATCCTACCCCAGGTCTTACCCAAAACCAGTTAAGAACTGAATCTGAACTAACTCTTCCAAATTTTAATCCAGCTGAGTACTTTGGTCAAATCCAGGCAGAATTTGCCAAAATAGCAGAGGCCCAACAATCCTCTTCAATTAAAGACGATATTCAAACATTTTTAGCAGCTCAGCAAAATTCAAATACTGCATTGGATCCACTTGCAGCCTATTTGGAAAATAGGTTTACTAAAATTGAAACCATAACCAGTAATAAAGATGAAATTCGAGAATTAATTCAAGGGCTATCTGATACTAGACTTACTGATATTCAGTCAATTACGTCTAAAGTTTTAAAACAAACTGAACCTATTGAAAAAACTACTTCAAATAGTTCTATTAATAAAGCAATTGATGGATTGGTTGATAGTTTAACGAGTGGAGGTAAAAATCCAGAAGGGCCTGGTATGGTAATATTATCAGATCAAAAAACCAAAGAACTTGTTCAGCAACAACAATCAAATATTAATACAACATCTGAGAGTATTTCTAGATTAAATGATACTATTTCAAATTTTGCAACTGAGGTAATTAATGTAATTAACACATCAAGTGAATCAAATATTAATCAAGTTACCCAAAACTTAGCTGAACCAAAAAAGGGTACTCTACCAATGGTAAATGAAGCACCTAAACCTGACTATGGCGCATCTTCATTTAACGCACTACGTGAACTGGTAGGTGGAGTTAGTGCAATTTCTAGCCCAAGCCCAACTAATCTAGCTCCACAAGTTAATAACACGACTAATTTAGTTAACCCAAGCCAACCTCAAATGAATAGCTCAAATATGTATCAAGATGAAATGTCGCCAAATGGTCCAATTATGATTGGAGGCGGCGGAGGTAATGATAACTCTTCTGTGTATCTAATGCAAATGCTAAATTTCATAAAATCCGGTCAACTTAAAGTTAAAATACAATAATATGGAAATACCATCTACAATTAAATTAGAAGCTAAGGGAATCATCTCAGAATATTCTCAAATATTTGAAGAATTAGAAAAACTTGAAATGCTAGCTTCTAGTTTGGAATTACAAAAAGACATATTATTAAGCAGGCTAGAGTCGTTGAGAGATCGCGAACGCTTGCTAATAGATAATATAGGAGAAGTCGATAATAAGATCACGATAAATGATTTGTTATCATAAACCAAAAAAATTAGTATAGAGCACGAATGCAATCTAGATTTGTTAAGTTAACGGAATATTGCCTATTAGAGTATCAGTATGAGTCTCTTTCGCCATCAAGTCCGATTCTAATAACTTCGCCATTTTATACATTAAAAACTGGCGATAATGAAATATTTGTGTATAATCCAGATTCTGCACTATATGAAACCGGTAATATCAAGGACCTAACTATTATCCCATTGTCTACCAATGGAGGTAGGTTTGTTTATTTAGACTCAGAAAATAGTCCTAACTATACTGAGTATGATACTACTCTTACTGAAACAGTTGTACCTGGAGGATCTATCATTGGAGACCGTGCAAGATTCTATATTGCATCAGGATTCCAGTTTACAGATTTTACCAATATGGCACTGTCAGTTAGACAAGATATGAACGATGGTAATACACTAATTCTAGCAAATATTTTGTTAAATGCAACAACAATTGGTGATATTTTACTCTATACAACTCGTCCATTTATTATTGGAAATACGATGTATGACCGATATATTGACATAATTATTCCATCAATAAAAAATATGGATGAGGCATTTTATACTTCTCCAAATCAAGCAAATACATTTGAATATCAATTAACAGGTGGAGTAGGGTTAGTTAAAAACAATCCTATTACTATAAATTTATTTGAGTGTACATTCGGACCAGATATAAAAACTGAAGACGAATTATACACAACATTAGATATTACCCGTACCTACAATGCTCAAATTGCACAAACTAATGATTTTGATTTAGTTGGAGCAAAAATTAGAGAAGCAGTCGATGGAGATTATCTTGAATTTTTTGCAACATGGAATCAGGGTTTTCCAGAAGAATTTATTGGAATTTTAGAAAAAAGAAGTGGTCAAAGTTGGATAATTTTTCACCAACTTTCAATATTTGAACAAATTGGATCAACCTTTGTTAAAAGTGGAGATGCAACATTCTTTCAAGAAACTAATTTCGATGAACCTATAGTTTTTAGACCTATTCTTAAAAATGCAAATGAAGCTGTTACAATGGTAGTCGACTATTCAGTTAGACTTGTAAATAGAGTAACAAACGAACAAATTATTAGAACTGCATCTCTTACAATAGTTAATCCAAATAAGTATGGTAAATCTTTACTTAAATTGGATCTTGCAGATAAACCAAATTCATATAAAATTTCTAATATAATAGTAAAGAAATTAACTGATTCTGTTCAGGTATTTAGTGATCCTTCAATGGTTAGACCTGCTGCATCAACTGCGACTGCAATAACTACGCCAACCGTTGAGCCAACTGTAATAACTAATACCGTTACTCAATACGTTCCAGTTTTTTACACACAAAATACAATTGCAGTTTCTCAAGTCAATCACTTAGTTAGATCTGGTAAAAAGCTAGATCTTGCATTTGGTCAAGGTAAGTTATCAATTGCGGTAACTCCATTTGATAATACATTTAAGTTTCAGGTAAAAACTGAATCTACTACTAATCAAGGAACAACTAAGCTAAATAACATGGATCTAACTCAATTTAGTGGGTTTGAATTAGTATTTGGCTCAGCTGCATCTAAGATAAGCATAAGCAATATTACAAGTCAAGATCAAGTTAATTCAGATCTTGGTGAAATACTTTTTAAAGTTGATGCAACAACTACTGCTAAAATTCAAAGCTTAGATGATCCTAAATTCTATATAGTTACGGTAGGAAAGGATGGAAGCCGTTCAGCGCTTTATACTGGAAAATGGTATAAATCTGATGATATTACAAAAGCTGCCGATGATAATTCAGCTGAGTTACTTGATGCTAAAAAACAGGTAGATTTAGCAGATACAATCACATCACTTAAGGAAAGAATATCTCAACTTGAAGCTGAAAATACAAACTTAAAAGCATCAACTGTTCAAGCAACAGTTTCGGCATCAGCTAATTCAATTAGAGATGTTGCTGCAACTGACAATCCAGTTAAACTTACTCGCCCAGTATACAGCAGTGGATATGGTTCAACTGGTGCATATGGCGGTTCAGGTGGAGGTTATGGTGGAGGTTGCCCAGTTCCAAGCATGCTAATTTTAACTGGAGAAGACTCTTGGATCAAAGCTGGCGAATTGGTAAAAGGTACTCAAATCTATACAATTCACGAACATACTGGAGAATGGGGTTACTATGCGATTGAATCAGCTGAACCTATTATTCAGCCAGTTGTTAGAGTTAAATTTGGAGAGCACTCAGTTGATGTATCAGAAAGTCATAAATTCTTAACAGTAGATGAGGAATACGTTAGAATTTCTGATCTTGCAGTAGGAGACCTAATTGAAACTTTGGATGGCTTGGTTGAAATTTCATCAATCGAATCAATTGGAGAGGCCGAAGTAATAAAAATTGAAGTAGAAGATGCCCATACATATGTTGTAGAAAGAGCAATCTCCCATAATAAGATGGCAAATAGCTTAACTATGGAATAATTTAATGTATTCTTATTAAAAGGCACAGATAAATAACAAAAAATAGATCGTCTATAATGAACGACTTAACAAAAAACTTAATCCAAGAATTAAAAACAGCTAAAGCTGTATCTGAGAGCAGAATGCTACAGATGTTCGTCGCTGGCCTTGAAGCCAACGTTAATGCTTCTGGCAACATCGAGCAGGCGCTAGCCGATCTAGCTGAAGTTAGTGAAAAATTGCAAAATACTGAGCTTGATACAATCGTTAAGAAATTTAATGAATTATCAAACACACCTGCAAAAAAGTTAAAAATGATTGAAAGCGGTGCTGCAATTCTTCCTAAGATTGCACAAATTAAAGAATCGGCTGCATATGCAGATCCAATTCTTAAAACTGTTGTAACTGGACTTGAAAGATATGCTTCAGTAAACCCTGAGCCAATTATTATTGAATCAGTTATTGCTAAACTTTCTCCATTCTCATTTGACGCTACTGTTAAATCAGTAGTTGCAGATTTAACTAAATACGTTGCAGAAAATAGAGCTACACTTGCAATCTTTAATACGATTGCCGAGTTAAAGAAAGCTCCAAATGCATATTACTCTCAAGTTTGTGAAAAATTAGAAGGAGCAATTCTTGAAGGTAGAACTTCAGTTGATGCTTTAACTATGATCCTTGCTGAAGCTACTACGCAACCAGTTATTAAAAACTTATTAAATAGACTTTCTCAATTTGAATCTTCTCAAAACGGAGGTTTTAATTTAGGTTCAGGAAATGGTTCTACTAAAATTAATCCAGTAGTTGGAGTTTATACTAGAACTGATAAGGGTGTTAGAGTTTTAATTGAGAATCATATTATCGATATGAATGATGAAGAAGAAGCAGAAGTGGTTCCTTTCTCAGCTCTTCCACAAGAAGATGAATTTACTAAAACTGCAAAGGCTTATACTGATTTAGGTTTTAAACCAACCGAGCACGGTGTTGAAGCTAAAGGTAAAGCAAACACGATTGCATTTAAAGTTTCTCCAGACGGTGAAGTTTCATTTGAAATCAATGGTAAGGTTGCAGAAGACTTAAACAGTTCAGAAATCTATAAAACTTTAGTAGTTGAAACAATTTCATTTAAGCAAAATATTGCAAAGATTTTAGAAAATGCAAATATGATTGCTCAATTTGAATTTGTTCAAAGATTTGTTACTGAAGGAGCTCAAAGCTATGCAATCAATACTGAAAAATCTGGTATTTTTGTTTTAGACAGACAAGGTCTTAAGAAATATGATACTTTAGGATTCCACAAATATGTTGCTGAAACCTTTAAATATGATGTAAGCGATCTTTTTGCAATCCAACTTTCTGAAAGACAAGAATTTATTAAGAGCGTTAACGAAAGAAAAGCTGTAATTAAATCTGATATTGCTAAATTAGAAGAGTCAATTTCTCAATTAGAGTCAGTAATTGCTGATGCAGATGAAGAAACTCAAGATCAACTTGAAACTCTTAAGCATACAATTAATTCAAGCATCGTAGGTCTTAAAGATGAATATCTTTCATTAGATGATAGTTTAGAGACTGATCCTATGTTAGGTGCAAATGGTACTAAATACACAGTAGGTCAAAGTGTAATGCACAATGGCGAACCGGTTAACATTAGCGGAGTTACTGCACAAGGTTTATACCAATTAAGTAATGGCGAAACCGTTAAAGAAGACGAGATTATGCCAGAAGTTGAAACTATGTAATCTTTAGAATATTTAAATATTTTTATGAGCCCGAGGTAACTCGGGCTTTTTTATTAGTATAATAATCTAAACATACTTAAAGTAACTACATGGCAAAACAGAAAACAGCAGATGTATTGATTAGTCTAGAAGAAGCTAGAGAGCGCGGGCTCCTAATCCATACTAAAAAAGACACACCGTATTTTAATTACAGTTTATTTGTACGTTCAGAAGATGAAGTTAAATACAATATTAATCAAAACATCAGTAAAACTGCTACAGGCGGCGAATACTTTAGCCCATTATTTAGAACCGATTGGAATACTAATGGTCATCAATTTGAGTTAGAAAACTTAAATCAAGAGGATGTATGGCTAGATGCTGGAGGTCATATTGGAGTTTTTGCAACCAGACTCTTAACACAGTTTCCTCGTATCAAGAAGGTTTTGTCATATGAACCATTCCGTAATAATATTGAGTTTGCCGAATTAAATCTTGGAGAAAATGGAGTTGCCGATCGATGCGAAATGATTGAGGCTGCTCTTGTACCAAATGATGATACAAAAAATGTAGACTTCTTTTTGGCATGGGATTCAGGTAAACACTCATTACTTCCAGTTAGAGGCCGTACTCAAGTAACAGTACCCGCTAAAAACTTTAGCGAAGCTCTTAAAGAGGCAACTTGTTTAAAAATGGATGTTGAAGGTGCAGAATATGATTTGATCAAATCTGTAGAAGACTGGTCAAATATCAGAATTGCAATTGTTGAATATCACTTCCACTATCGTAACTTATCAAAGGGCCGCGTTGAAAAATTCAATGAAATCTTGGATATCTTTAAAGCAAATTTTGACGATATCTATGTTTGCCCTAATGTTGAAAATACTAAAACTTGGATTACCCACTTTGCAGCAGTAAAGCGAGGCTAATCTAAGTTTGATCTAGACCCAATGGCCGAGGAAACTCGGCCTTTTTTGTAATCCTATGATGAAATTATTGTATAATAAAAATATGAATACCCCATCTGCACTTTATGCATATTTTGGATATCTTGGAGATTTTTCAACTGATATTCCAGGCCATACTTTTTATCAAATCGGTTTGATTGATCAGTTATGTAATCATCACCATATTGATAAGGTCGATTTTTATTCCTACTTATCACATGATCAAGTTGGTGAAATGCATAAATCTCCGGTTTGGCCTAAAAGCCCAGTAACTCCAGTTTTTGAACGATTTACTAAAGAGCGAATCAGATCATATAATTTAGGGTTTGGTAAAGTTGCAGAAAATATTGAAAAGGGTCGATATGATAAGATCTTCCTAAAGGCAAGATTCCGAAATCTTTCAACCTTAACTAAGCAGTTAACTGATGCAAAACAGTTTGAACTATTAATTAGTGCAGCAATCCAAACTGGCCAAGCCCATAAAGTTGTAATATTAGATACAGATCTTTCACTTGATCCAGAGTTTGTTGATTTTTGTAAGTCCCATGGAATAACATTTGAAATTCCATCAATTGATTATCCAAATGTGTCTAAGGACTTTATTAAAGCCTGCGAAAAGGTTTGGTTAGAAGAAACTGACAGATTTGAAAGAAATGATAAAGTTTTCTATTATGGTAATATTTCATTTGGTAACTATAAAGCAGGTCATGCAAAAAACCCAATTGTAGTAGATGCAATAAAGGGGTCAGCTGATTTTAAGTCGTTTACTGGTAAGAAGTATGATGTATCTATTGCTGGAAAGCTTGACCCAACCTTAGCTGAGGCTTTTCATGAAAAAAATATTAAACTAATAAAAAGGACAGATCGTACTGATATTTGGAATGAATATGCAAGTTCAACTATTAGTCTAAATATTTCAAAGGACTTATATGTAGAGCGAGGATTTTATCCTGCTCGAGTATACGAAAGTCTTATATTTGGAGCAATTCCTGTTTCCTATATGGATAATCGTATTCATGAAGCTCTAGGATTCACAGATTTACGTAAACTTGAGGAAATCTTAGCATTTTTTAAAGATTCGAGCCCTTCTGACCGAGCTTCCATCTACTCTAAATGTATTTCAAACTTGTTTCCATTTAGATAAATAAAGAAAAATGGCCTTACTATTAAATGGCATCAAAATATATTTTAAGCAGAGATCAGTTTCTAATTAATGAATCAACTTTTGCAAATCCAGCACTTGAATTTCTAAATGAAATTGGTGCAGACCTAATGGAAATGCTGGACAAAATCCAACCGGTTTTGCCAGAATCAGTTTCTGATGAGTTTATTGAAAACTCCCAAAAATACTCTTCTGAGTTAGAGTCAGCTGGCTTTACCGAAGAATCTAAATTAGAGCATATTTTATATGCAATGGGAACAAGCGGGGTAACGCTATTCACCGAATCAAATTTTAAAATTGAGTCAGTACTTGATCAATATTATTCAGTTAATGAAGACTTTTTTGATAGTCTACGTTCTATTTGGAATGCTCTAACTGAAGATGGTTCCCCTTCTGGAATTATCCATTTACTTTTAGATATACTTGGATTATTTGATATACCAATCGTTCCACCATTAACTGCCGGTATGGTATTTGATGGACTTAACGCAATAATGTATTTGTTCGAAGGACAATACGGCTCAGCTTTAATTAGTACAATCGCTGCAGTTATTCCTGGAATTGGAGATCTTGCAAAAACGATAAAATTAGGAAAGGGCTTTAGCAAAATTAATAAAATTGCTGAGGTTGCATTTAAGACTGGAAAGGCTGATAAAGGTTTAGTAAAAGCTTTAGCAAAAGAATCCCCAGATACCTTATCTAAATTTATGGAGATTATGAAAGTTGCTAAGCCAGTTGCATCTATGTTTGTTGCAATTGCAAAAGCAGTTGGACGTTTCTTTGAAGCAATTCTTAGAACTTGGCCAGTTAGTATTGTATTTGGCGGTCTTGGAAAGAAATTAGGTGCTTGGTTAGATAGTGCAATTACACCAATCACTAAAAACTTAGATTCAGCAATTGATGATATTAATTTAATATCAAAAGGATCAGATGATATTACCGCTGCAATCAAAGCTGGCGATGCATCAAAGGTAGTAGATGCGAATGCAGGTTTAATTACTAAATTAGGAGATGAATTGACTGCAGCCAAAGCTGCAGGAAATACTGCTGAAGTAACAAGATTAGAAGGAATTCTTCAAACTAGAATTGAAAAGGGATTGCCTGGAGCAGGTCAATTTGTAAAGAATGGCCGCTTAATTGATGTGCTAGATGCAAATGTTAAAATTGCAGATGACCTTCTTAAGAAAGATGCAAAAACAATTGAAAAGGCATTGAGTGCTGGCTATGATGATTATGTTAAAGCTTGGACTGAAGTTAAACAGGTTAAAGGTGTACCAGTTACAGCAGAAGATATTGTTAAATTAAAGGAAATGAAGCCTCTTTGGATAGAAGGCCGTAAAGCAGAAATGCTATTTGCTGGAGTAAAAAAACTTGATGATATTCCAGCAGAAGACTTAGTTAGATTAACTGGAAATGCTGCTGAAATTGCAACAACAAAGGGCGCACACTTTAGTGCTAGATTAATTACTGAAATTTCAGACGATCCAGCAAAATTAAGTAAGTTCTTTAATGGTATTTTAGCAAATCCTAAAACCCTTGCTAAATTAGAAGAAGCTGGTCCAGGTGTAGTTGGCATGTATAGACTACTTGCAAAAAATCCAGAAGTATATGTAGATATTGCCAAATCCGGTCAAGCTGCAATTAAACACTTTGATGATATTGCAAAAATTGGAGGAAAGTGGTCACAATCTATTAGAGCAGCTAGAGTATTTAGAAATAAACTTATTATATTAAAAAACTTAATCGGCGCACCTATGCGTTGCCCGATTGCAGATCTTGGTCAAGGTAATGTTGGAGGTCTTGAAGCTTTACTTATGAAGTTTTCACCAGGGGCTCTTCCAAAAAATGAATCTTACAAATTTATTTTATCTAGACCAAAGTTTTTAATGGAACAAGACGCAGCTGAACCTATTGACGCTAAAGAAAATTCAGTATCTTCTGAATTAGACCAACAGCTTAATGACCTAAAGGCTAAACCTACTGGAAAAAGAAATGCGGTGCTTGGACCTTTAAGCTATGTTGATGTATGTAAAAGTCACATTAATAAAATAGCAGATGATCTTGCATTAACTGCATCATTTCCACCTTCAGATAGCGCATTGGCTAAAGCTGGACCAAGGGAAACATTTGCAGCAGCTGGTGCTTCTAGCGAAGCTTCGATCAGAAATCAAGAAGAAGTAGACGGTACTTTAGCTGCAGTTGGAATTTCTCCAGTTATTTCATCTGCTGGTATGTTGGTAAAATTACCGGCTGATGCAACTCCAATTGAAGTTGCAGAGGCTAGAATAGAAGAAGATATTACCTATGGAGGTTTATGGTATCTACTTGGTGCAATTACAGTAAATGATGTTTCATATGCAGATGTAAAGAGCGATGTTAAAAAATCTTTATCTAGCTATGAAACTAATTATAAACGTACGGTTGGTAATACTATAACAACTGGTGCAATTAGTTTTTATCCATCTCCATACGAAGCAGATCGAATTAAACGCGAACTTGCTAAATTGGATAAAAATCCAACCTATACTCCAGATTTCTTTGGTATGGGAGTTACTAAGGAAGATTTATTGAAAATGATGTACTAATATTATATGAAAAAACTTTATAAACTATCAAATCTGTTTGAGAAATTTGACTTTTCTAAAACTAAGATTAAAATAACTGGTTCGCAATCTTCACCAACTGACGAAATTTTAGTTAAATGGACATATCAATACAGTTGGCCACAAGATAATCAGCTTTTAGGTAATGTTGAAAATTTTGCAAATGCAATAAAGTCACTAGAACATAAAACCACAGATTCTCTACTAGATACGCTTGATGAGAGTGGAAAAGATACAGTACTTGGAATATTCCAAAAACCCGGTAATACTCAAAACAATAGAATGTTTGGTAAAGATTTAGCTGAAACCTCAGGTAGTATTTTTCTATTTAAACCTGGAAAGATTGATATAGCACTTATCCCAAAAGATAAGCACTTACCAAAGATCGAAGATCATTTTGCTTTTGCAATGTCATCAGAAGATGCATCACAGTATTATGCAAAATCTACACCATCTACACAAACTACAAGCTCAACTGCTGGATCGAATCAATCTGCTGCAATAACTGCTTCATATTTCTTGGATATAGATGGAACGGCATCTGATTGGTATCGCCAGTTTGTTCACCAGGTTTATATTAAACCTATACTACAATCAATTGGTGGACAAACTCAATTGGTTAATCAAACTGGAAAAATTTCTCCAATTTTTTGGAGCTTTATGGTAAGTTTGCCACCTGCAGATTTTTCGCTTGGTGTTCCAGGTAATCCAACTCAATATACAACTGATTTGAGCTCAATGATTGCTAAGCTTATTAGCATGGCTGGAAAGTATGATAGTAATTATGCAGCGCCCAATACGTCAGAACTTTCTAGTGGATTATTTAAAACTATGGTTGAAGCGTGGATTATTATTTGTCTAAATGCCAAACGTATAGTTCAATCTAATATTGAAAATGAAGTTGTTCCAACTTTAGTTGAAAAGCCGTTAAAGGTAGCATTAGCTGAAGCTGGTGGAACAGTTGCTCCTGTAGTTAATCCAGTTAATCAAACTACAACCTCTGATACATCAATTAAAAATGAAGCAGATCTATTAAAAATTGCATCTGGTGTTATAGCTAGATTTCCAGCAGATTTCCCAAATCCCGGTAATAAATTTGATTTAGCTACAGATTCTGGCGTTAGAGATATGTTAAAATCTATTATGGGTGGCAACGTCTATCAAAATTGTCTTGATGCTATTTCCAAAAAAGGTCCATTTGAACATGGAAAATCCTACAATTCACAAGGATTTAAGGATATTTGTTCATACCTATTTGGTATAAAAAATGGTGGAAGTTTTAATGATGCAGTTAAAACTGAAATTGAACAATCTCTACAAAAAGCAACAATTTAATAAATATTAAAAATATCAAAAACAATGCGAGTTATTAAAACATTTAAGGATTTTATTAATGAACAAGATGGTTCAGGCGGACGTGGTGTTAATGCAACAAAGACCCCTCCTGCTACTAATACTAATCCTAAGCTTACTACAATTAAAGAAGACCCTACAACGGAAACTCCACCGCCTGCTGTTGCTACGACTGCGCTAGATCAAGCAATCATGGATAAACTTCTAAAGATGCCTAACACTAGGCTAGCTAGTGTATACAATGCTACTGAAGAAAAACCTGAAAAGGAAAATGGCGTAAGCATTGATATTTTATCAGCAGGTCGCTCATATAATTTTAGATCAAAACCTCTAACGGTAGTCGTTTATATTAATGATGGAAGCGGAAAGGTCGCCTATTCTGGAACTTATTCAATAACTGATAAAGAGATTACGACAAAAAGTACAGATGGTAAAATATCTGAAGTTATTGATATTGCATCTGGAAAATTTGCAATCGATCCGACTACTAAACAGCCAAAATCAAACTTGCCATCGAGTACAAGTGCGGCCGATAAGGAAAAAAGTGTTGCTCAAACAGTTTCGGCTGCAATTAGAGCAAATGCTAACTATTGGTCAAACTCAAATGAAGATGTTGTGCATAATGCAACCGAAGCTGCAATATACTGGATTATTCAGAATAATCTAAATGCAGACGCTGCAAAAAAATTCTTAGTCGCAGCATTTGGTAAAGATGACTATTGGGATATGTTTACACAAGATGCAGCTAGTACATACGCGGAAATGGATGCATGGACTTGGGGAGATTTTGGATATGCTCCATTCATTGGTGGAAAACCTGCCGGTCGAGTAATGGATAGAATCTTGAATTGGAATCCAGATTGGGCGTCGGAAGGTGATGAGGACACACAATATTTAAAAAGCAAAGTCCCTTCTGCAAATTCATTGGTTTCATATGAACCAGTTGGAGATGATGCTAAAAAATGGGCAGAAACAATTTGGTCAATAATTGATGATAGTTGGGTTTCTGCTGATGAAGAAGTTAATGCAATTATGGCAGTTATGGTATTAACTCCAAAGGGATTATTAAATGTTGAAACTGCTTGGAAAGACTTACAAACGCTTGGTATTATTGATACAAAGCTTGGAGTAGATGCTGCGATTGCAGATGAAGTAGATTCCCCAGAAGCAGGAAAAATTGTACAATTATTTAGCGCTGCACTAAGAGGAACTATTTCAGATGGCGCTAAGAAAATGTTAGAATTATCATAATATGCTAATAATCGATATACGAAATTCAGAGTCTTTAGAAAGAGCTCTTAAACAATTAAAAAGAAAGGTTGCTGATACTAAGCAATTGCAACTTTTAAGAGATCGTAAAGAATTTGAAAAGCCTAGCGTGAAGCGTCGTAGCGAAATTAATAAAGCAAAGTATATTCAAAAAAAGAAAGATGAATTAAACAAATGATTTTTACATTCACAGATTATTTAGCAGAAAGCGAAAAGCAGCTTGAAATTAGAGCGGCCGGCCTAGCTATTATCTGGGAAGGAAAACTTTTATTAATTCATCCATCGAACGCAAGTTGGAAGAATCAACCGTTTGGAATTCCCAAAGGCGGAATTGAACCAGGCGAAGATCTTCTAACTTGTGCAATTCGTGAAACTAGAGAAGAGACCGGGGTTACGGTAAATCCAGAACTAATTGATAAAAATGAGAAATATTTTGTATTTTACCGTCGCGGTATTCCTCACTCTCGCTGCGCTTATTTTGAGGTATACATTGAGAGTCTTGAACAAATTGGCCTTGCTTCGCCGAAAGTACCTAAAGAACAACTACAAGCCGAAGAGGTAGATTGGGCTGGATTTATTCCAATTCAAGAAGCTATTGATAAATTATCCCGTTCTCAACAGATAATTGCTCAGCGTTTGATTGAAACTATCGAATAGAGTTTGGTATAATATCTTAACAAAAACAAAGATATTTATGTCAAACGAAACTGTAACTCAAGACGAGCAAATTTTAGAACAAGTTGATCAAATTACTGATGCAACTCCAGAGGTAGAAGAGCCTCAACAAGAATTATCTGAAATCGAAAAACTTAAAGCACAAAGACGTGGTCATTTTGATGTTCCATCAATGACTCAAGACGATCTTAAGTGGTTGAGAAATTTCCTAAAAAATAGTGTTGAATTTACTGGACCTAACGAAGCTTTCGTTATTCTACAAAATCACAACATGTTATTGGGAGAAATTGAAAACCATAAAGGCGAAGGTAAAAACTCTGAGGTTAGCCCAGTTAGATTGCCAGCTGCATGTATTGAATCTTGTTTGTATTTCCTAAACCGTGCAAAATTCACAGGTTTACACAATGCACAAGCACTATTCAAAGTTTCTTTTCAATTAAATAGCGCATATGCTAAAGTTCATGAGTTAGACAAAGCAATTAAGACTTTGGAAACTCCAGCTGAGAATGCGGTACCGCAAACCGAAGAAACTCCCGCCTAATTTACTGGCGTCTTTTATATGTCAAAGGAGACCTTTTTGGTCTCCTTTTTTGTATAATAAGTATATGAATAATCTTAAATCAATCCAGGACTTTATCGAGGCAATGAACATAACTTCATCGACCAACGATAAAAAAGCAGTCCTTCTGCAATTTAGCAGCCCATATCTTAAAAAGATTTTGGAGTATACCTATTCTCCATTTAAACAGTATTATGTTACGCCAGCTAATCTAAAAAAGCATTCAGAGTTATCAACTCCAAGCTATACTGATATATTCTCTCTTCTAGATGACCTGAATGACAGGCGTATCACTGGCAACACTGCAATTGCCTATGTGAATGGATTTATAGCAGAAAATTTGGAGTTCTCAGAAGTGATCTATAGTATCTTAGATCGCAACTTAAAAACTCGTGCAACTACTACTCTAATTAATTCAGTATTGCCTGGAACTATTCCAACCTTTGATGTTGCTCTAGCTTTACCATATGATGATAAGACAAAAAAGAAGGTCAAATTAGAAGATCATTGGTATATGAGTCGTAAATTAGATGGAGTTCGTTGTATTACTATAATTGATGATAAGGGAGATGTTAAATTCTTTTCAAGAGGTGGTAATGAATTCTTAACTCTAGATACACTAAAAGCCGACATTAAGAGACTAAACCTAATTGATACGGTTCTTGATGGTGAAGTTTGTATGATGAATGACTCTGGTCAAGAAGATTTTCAGGGAATTATCAAAGAGATTGGTAGAAAAAATCATACAATTAAAAATCCAAAATATTTAGTATTTGACTGCCTAACTCTAGAAGAATTTAATAGTCAAACTTCATCAACTGATCGAAAATTTAGGGACCGTATTACAATAGCTGCTCTATTATTTAGTGGAATTGACTTAATCAATACGACTATCTTAAAGCAAACCTTAATTGAATCTGAAGAGCAACTTCAAACTGAAATTACTAATTCAACTGCTCAAGGTTGGGAAGGACTAATGCTAAGAAAAGATACTCCATATATTGGAAAACGTAGCGATGAGATTCTTAAAGTTAAAAAATTCTATGATGCTGAATACATTGTAGAGGGAGTTGAAAATTCAACGCACAGAGTTATTGAAGATGGCCGCGAAGTTGAAGAAGAAATGTTAGGTAACGTTTTTATTACACATAAAGGAAATCAAGTTAGAGTTGGATCAGGCTTTTCAATAGAACAACGTCGTCAATTTTATAAAAACCCTGATCAAATTGTAGGTAAAACAATTACAGTTCAATATTTTGAAGAAACTACAGATCAGCATGGTCAAAATTCTTTAAGATTTCCAGTTATTAAAGCAATTTACGAAAAAACAAGAACAATATAATGCCAAGAATTATTTTAGTAGGACCTGGCGCATCAGGTAAAGATTTTATGCGCAAACGCCTTGAAGAAAGAGGCATGACTTACGCAGTAAGTTATACAACAAGACCTCCTAGACCTGGAGAAGTCGATGGAAAAGATTATTTCTTTTTAAGTCAAGATCAGTGTAAAGCAATGAAAGATGAAGATGAGTTTTACGAGGTAATTGATTTTAATGGATGGACATATGGAACAACCCTAAAACAATTCTATAGAGATGATGTTTTTATTATGACACCAAGTGGTCTATCTCACCTTTCACCAGAAGATCGTGCAAAATCCTTTGTAATATTTTTTGATATTGATGAAGAGATTCGTCGAGAAAGACTTGGAGAAAGAGTAATGCCAGGTCATACAGTTGATGCTAGACTAGAAGCAGATAGAGAGCTCTTTGCTGGATTTAATAATTATGATTTAAAAATAACAAACCCAAACTTTTAATATGTCAACATTTAGTGGAACCTTAATTAAGGTAGACGAAACCCAATTTGTATCAGCAAAATTTAAGAAAAGAGAATTTGTAGTTGGAACTAATGATAAGTACCCACAGTACGTAACGTTTGTTGCAATTCAAGAAAAATGTGAAATGTTAGATTTTGCAAACACTGGAGATCAAATTCAAGTTGGTTATAAATTAGCTGGTCGTAAATGGGAAAGTCCAAACGGTCAAATCAAATACTTCAATACGATTGAAGCAACTCAAATTCATGTTACAAAATCAAATGGTATTTTGGATGAACAGGACATGACTGATGATGAAATTATGAACGATCTGTTCGGTGATGCTCCAAGTACACCTAAAAAGTCCGCCCCAATTGCAGACGATGACTTACCATGGGACATATTAGATTAGTATATTATAATAAAATTTAAGAAATGAAATACGTATCAATTGATTTAGAAACCACTGGACTGGATCCACAAACATGTCAGATCCTACAGATTGGTGCAGTAATTGAGGACACAAATGATGTTAAGCCAATTTCCGAATTGCCTAAATTTAATTGTGTAATTGAACATCCTCAATATACAGGTTCGGCCTTTGCTATTAATATGAATATGAATCTTATTAAGATTATTGCCGATATGGATAAGATTCGAAAAGAAGATCGCGGAGATTATCGTAAGAAACATAATATTTTAACTCCACAAATGGTTGCAACTGCATTTGCGAATTGGTTGCAGTTTCATGGTTGTGAAGTCGATGGAGACCGAGTTGTTATTAATGCAGCAGGTAAAAACTTCGCATCATTCGATAAAGTTTGGTTGGAAACCCTAATTCCAACTTGGAATACTAAAATCAAGATTCGTAATCGTATTATTGATCCAGCTGTATTAGTTACCGATTGGAAAAATGATGAGTCTTTACCTGGTCTTGGAAAATGTAAAGAGCGAATTGGCCTTGAAAATCATGTAACTCATGATGGAGTAGATGACGCAATTGATGTAATTGAAGTTATTCGTAAAGCTACAAATAATTATCAGAATGCGAGTAATTGATTATAAAGCTGCTCTAGAAAGCATGTATATTGATATGATAGAAGAAATGTATAAACACCTTCTATCTAATAATTTTACTTGGCCAGATGATATTCCATTTGATGAAAAGGAAAAGGCTGATCTTATAGTAGAAATGATAAACTACTTTGAGGGTCAAGAAGAATTTGAAAAGTGTGAAGAGCTCACAAAAATGAAGAATCTTTAGTATATTAGTTATATGATAAATGAAACAACTCGCCTTGGATATTGCTGCATTAACCTATCACTAGATAGAAAAGTTACTGCAAATCGTGGAATGATTAAAAAAACCTTTCAGCAAAAGGGTGTGCAATATTGTGGCGAGTTGGCCCATCAAAATATCAAGGATATTCTAACTATCTTAGAATGGAACTTAGCAAATGACATATATGTTTATCGTATGTCAAGCGACGTTTTTCCATGGATGTCAGAATACAAAATTCAAGAACTTCCAAATTTCAAGGAAATTTTACCAGATATGCAAGCAATCGGTGCTTTTGTACTAGCTAATAATATCAGGTTATCGATGCACCCTGGTCAATTCGACGTTTTACCTTCGCCAAATCCAAGCGTTGTTACAAAAACTGTCAAAGATTTAAATCAGCATGCAGAAATTATGGATCTTATGGGTTTACCAATTACTCATCAATTTCCAATCAATATCCATGTAGGTGGAACCTATGGTGACAAGGAAGCAGCGGCCGACCGCTTTTGCCAAAATTTTAGTCTACTTAGCAGCTCTGCGCAAAGCCGCCTTGTTGTCGAAAATGATGATAAGGCTACTCAATATTCAGTTCAAGATCTATTTGACTTAGTTACTGCTCGTATTGGAACTCCAATTACATTTGATTTCCATCATCATCGATTTAATACAAGTGGACTAACCGAAGAAGCTGCACTAAAACTTGCTGCATCTACTTGGTCTTGTACTCCACTAACTCACTATTCTAGTTCAAAGAAAACATTTGAAGATTCGTCAGTTATTGCTAGATCCCATGCTGATTATATCTATGAAAAAATTAATCCATATGGATTGACTCTAGATATTGAGGTTGAGGCAAAAGCCAAAGACTTGGCTGTTCTAAAGTATCGTGAGCAGTATAATACTCTATTAGAAAATTATATTCAACTTGAACATGAGCGATTGCAAGAACTGTAAATCTAAAGAAGTTAGGACCCAAATTAAGGGAATCTTTGACGAGCTATTTGTTGGAGATGATATTCGTAATGAACGACTTTCTATTTGTTATGAGTGTGATAAATTTCTTGGAGCCAGTGGACAGTGCGGAGAATGCGGCTGCTATATTTTTGCAAAGACTGCAACTAAAGGGGAGTCTTGTCCATTAGAAGAACCTAAGTGGTAATAAATAATTAAGATTTTTACAAATCCTCAGTTTATTCAATTAATCCTTTTCTCTACTGAGAAAATACCTAACACCATGGAAAGTGACAGTATTCGCCAAATTAAAACACAATCGGAAGAGGCTAACGGGGACATGGATCCTGATCCTGGCGACATTCTTCAACCCTCTTGGATTCGATGCCCTCTTTGCTCTAGTAATGAAATGGACAGGTTCTTATTGGATTACGGACGCTATTTTCTATTGCCTATCGGCATTCTTTTTTGGACTTTATTTTTTATTTTTTAGAGAAAAACCTAAGAGTTCTTAGTATATTATCTCTATAAACTTATCGCTATGAATGTAGAATTAACTTCTGTAACGTCATCAACAATTGATGCATTTGGCTACGACCCTGCCCTAAACGAACTATATGTTCAATTTAAAAGCGGTTCAACCTATACCTATGTTGGAGTTTCAGAATCAGTTTACGCTGAATTGTGTGAAGCTGAGTCCTTTGGTAAATTTTTAAATGCCAATATTAAAGGCACATACGATTACCTTAAATCATAAGCATGGGATTTAACAAATATTTTATTCCAGATCCAAAAGATTTTATTGAGCGACTTGAAAAATTTACAGGCCCTCGTGAATTTGTAGCAATTAAAAAAATTGATGCAGTAATGGGCGATAGTCTTTCAGTCGATATGCTTGATAAAATGTATGAAATGGTCAGAGCTGGTCATACAAACGAAGAAGTTTTGGTAGAACTTAAATCAATGTTAAAGTAGAATAACCTATAAATTAAAAGCTATGTATTATTTAGTAAGAATCAAATTTGAGACCGAAACCGAAAGTGGTAAACGTAAATTCATTAAAGAATTGTATGTTGTAAGTGCTAACTCTGTATCTGATGCAGAAGCAAAAATCCGAGCTAGATTTGGAGATGGAATTTCAGCAATGACTGTTGAATCAGTTCAAGAATCCAAAATCCTTGGAATTATCGAATAATCTTGCATGCCATGTAAAAAAGAAAGGGACAACTGAAAAGCTGTCCCTTTTTTAATTTAGTAAGGTTTGAATTATTTCATAATATAGAGATATCCTAAACTACCAACTAGAACTCCACCAATAATTTTAGTGAATGTTAATTTAGTTTTAAGTTTCTTATTTTGCTTTTGAAGATCTTTAACCCATAAACCTTGAGTTTCAAACTTCAATTGCTCATTTTTAATACGCTCTTCATACATAACACCTTTTTGAACATGTCCTGAAATGATACTATCCTTTAATACTATTTTTTGATTAAGTAAAACAAGTTGTTCATTTGCAAGTTTAAGTTCTGCCTTTGCGCTATCACCACCAATTAAATCCTTAACAATCTGTTTTGCAACAGGAGCTGGAATTTTAACTGTATCTTGTGGAGCAGTTTGAGCAAATGCAAAAACTGGAAATAACGCAAGTATAAAAATTAGCTTCTTCATATTAATAATTGTATCTAGCTTTAAAAAATGAATCTACTTGAGTTGGAGTATAACCAGAAGCAGCTGCACTTTGTTCATGATAAAATTCACGAATAATTGTAGTCTTTTCTTTAATATGGTCAACTTGAAAATCAATTGCCTTTACTTCAGTTTCATAAACCTGAATAGAACTATCAATTTTAAGTTGTTTTGCTTCTAACTCTTTATTTGCAACAGTTAACGAATCAATTATTGCTTTATACTCTACTGGCATTTGAGGCTTTGGAGTAAAAACATAAATTAATCCATAAAGAACAAATAGTCCACCTATTACATATAGAATATAGCGCCACTTGCTTTTATTTGCTTTTGCAAATTCAACTATTTTAGTACCCTCTTCTTTAAGCTTTGCTTTTTGTTGAGATTTCATAGGAAAAATTTAATTATGCTTCTGGAGCTTCTTCAGCAGCAGGTTCGTCAGCTGGTGCATCTTCGTCTTCAGCTGGAGCCTCTTCTTTTTCTTCAGTGCTTAATTGGAACATATCCTTGATTTTGTTAAGGATTTCTTCTTTCTTAGCTTCTTTTTCTTCACCATCTTCCATTTCTTTCCACTCTTTAAATTCGCTAGAGTAAAATGAATCGAAATCATCAGATGAAAGTTCATTGAACATTACATCAAGGTGTTCTTTTTTGAAAGCTTCTAATGCTTCATCTTCAGATGGAGCCTCATCTTCTTTAGGCATATCGTCTTCAACTGGAGCATCAGCAGCCGCAGCATCTTCTTCTTCAGTCAAGCCAAATTTGTTTAAAAACTCTGCTGAGTTTACGTTTTCGTCAACCTTAGTAACGAAATCTTTGAAATTGTAAATCATTTTAAATAGATCTATTTTGTAGTTATTTATTTGCGCGGATTGGGTATAATATCAAAAAAGAAAGATATGCCAGAAGGACCAGAGTGCAGACGAGTATATGAAGGTTTGCGGAATTATTGCATAAATAAGAAATTAACTAATGTTGAAATACTTGGAGGGCGCTTCCTAAAGACTCCACCAAGTGGCCTGGAGGCCCTAGAACTGCCCCTGGAGGTAGTTGGAGGCGGAGTTAAAGGCAAATTCATCTGGTTAGAATTAGAGGCAGGCATGTCAATCTGGATTACCCTGGGTATGAGCGGGTTTTGGTCAATATATCAAAAACCACATGCTCATATTAAATTAGTATTTGATGATGGATTAGAGCTATTTTTCATTGATCAGAGGAGATTTGGAACACTTAAATTTGCAACTAAAGTTGAATTGGATGCAAAATTAAAAACCTTAGGAGTTGACGCATTAAATGACCAAACAGCAACTGTATTTAATACGTTAAGATCATTTGAAAGGGTTCCAAATAAAACTATTGTAGAGGCACTAATGGATCAGCGATTATTTGCTGGAATTGGAAACTATATCAAATGTGAAATGCTATACCGAACAAAGATTTCTCCGCACAGATTAGTTAAGGATCTTACAGATAATGAAATTCAATCACTATGGGACTATTCTAAATTAATAAGCAGGTCATCTTATCTACAAGGTGGAGCAAGTATTAGAAATTATCAACAAGTAACTGGAGAAACTGGTGATTTTGTTTTTGAATTTGAGGTATACGGAAAGAAGGAAGACCCTCATGGAAATACTGTAATTAGAGAAAAAACCGCAGATGGCAGAACTACACATTGGGTTCCAAGTCTACAACAATAAATATTATATGCAGCACATTAAACCATACACACTATTTACTGAGAGTGTTCAGCCTATGCGAATTTTTTGCGATATGGATGGAGTACTTTCGGATTGGGATTCACAGTTTGAAAGAGAGGCGGGAATGCCTATTGAACAATTCCAAAAGGAAAATTCAAAAAACGCAAGTTGGAAACTTGTTGGAAAAGCTGGTGAGGCATTTTGGGCAAATATGGAATGGATGCCAGATGGAATTGATCTTTGGAGTTTTATCCAAAAATACAGTCCTACTATTTTATCATCACCATCTCTTGATCCAAAGTCAATTACAGGTAAAGCTAAATGGCTAAAGAAAAATTTAAATTGGGACTTTCCCTATATTACAAAAAGGGAAGATTGGACTGGTAAAGAAAGAACAATTTTTTATGGTAATAAATTTGAATTTGCAACTGGGCCTGGTGATATCTTAATTGATGATACTCCAAAAAAATTGGATGCCTGGGTTGCAGCTGGAGGGACTGGTATTTTACACACTAGTGCCAAGGAAACAATTGCAGAGCTAAAGAAACTAGGTTTCGATAAATAACTAAAATCATCAATTTATTGTGAGAATTATTGAATCTTTTCAGGGATTTTTAAAAATACAGGAAATGGGAGGTTGGGCAACCACTAAAACTCAGGGGACTAAAATTACACCGGCCGTATTGGAAGAGTCAGTGTCAGTCTTAGAAAATATTTTTTCTAAATTTAATCAATATGCAGAGTCTTTAGAAATGGCTCCATTAAAAGTTCTTGGTCCAGGCGGATCTGGCGTTTATTATAAACAGGACCTTGCTGAAAATCCAGAAAAAGCATATGGTGATGTTGATATTTTAGTTGAATATCCACTAACTGAGCCTCAATCCAGAAGAGTTGAAATTGATACTATGAAAGAGTACAATCAGCTTATGTTAAAATGGATTCAAGAAAATCCACAGCCTGAAATTGATGCAGAAGAGAGCGATGCAATTTCTGACGGTAGTCTTAAATTAGTAATTAATTTAAAAGATGGACCTGTTCAAGTTGATATTATTCCAACCTTTACTTATTCAGCGCAATGGGCAAAAGCTCGATATACTCCAATTAGAGGACTAAAAGGTTTTGTTGTAGGATTTCTATATCAATCATTTGGCAATGCACTAGATGTATCAGTTACTGATCGTGGAGTAGTTGCTAAAATTAAAAATGGAGAATTAGTTGGACCTAATATGCGCAAAGACGTTGAGGAAAAAATTATTACAAGAGATTTTTCTAAATTTATCCTGCATCTTGCCGAATTCGTTGATGAATTTGCTGGAACAAAACGAGAAATTGTTATTGATGAATATTTAAATGAGCATCCTGGAATAGATGTTTCTGAACTTTCATTGGAACAAATTTGTAATGGGATCTTAGGGTTTGCCAGAACTCTTGAAAAAACTGGTACATACGATTTACCAAATTTTAAGTATAATAGTTCAAAGGAATTTTTAGAAGAAGTGGTTAAGATTTATGCACAAAAATTACATAAACACAGAACTTCATCTAAATACGATAAAGCCTTAACTGATTTAGCTAACCAACAGAAAGATAAAGTAATGCATGATGCTGAAACTGCATTCGAGTATGTTAGTAATAAACTATTAGATGGAACAAATATTTAGTGCAGAAAACACATTTGACAGAGCCACCACTTGGTTCATTAGCGATTTACACATAGGACACGGAAATGTCTTACGTTTTGAAGAAGGCTTACACAATTTTACAGATATTAAAGAGCACGATCATGCGATTGCCAAAAATTGGCATGAGACCGTTGGAGAAAACGATCATGTTTTTTTCTTAGGGGATCTTGCAATGGAGCGAACTAAATTTAAGCACATTCGTGAAAACTTAGGAAAATTTGGAAAACTTCCTGGAAAAGTTCACTGGATTATTGGTAACCACGATCTTCACATTGATCAAACGTGGCTCCATAATTTAAGCGAGGTAATGGATATTGTAGAATTTACAAACTACAAAGAAATTATGGTTGCTGATGATAGTGAATGGGGTCTTAAGCGCTTTGTATTATTCCACTATCCACTTTATGAGTGGAATGGCAAATATCGCGGAGCTTACCACTTATATGGACATTCACATGCTCACGTTCACCCTTTAGCGGGAACTATGTCAGCTTGTGCGTGTATAACAGGTTATAAACCAGTCAATGCCGATTGGATGATTGACAAGATAGAAGAATTAAAATGCAAACTAGAGACACAATCAAGCGAGTAACGCTTAACAATAAACGATATTATCAAGTAAATTCTGAAGAGCATGGTCATTTAGGACCATTTCCAAGTGTAACTACCGTTTTGGGATCAACCGCCGATACCACTGGTATTGATAAATGGAAAGAAAGGGTTGGCGAAGCAGAGGCTAATCGTATTAGTCAAAATGCTCTAGATAGAGGTAATATTATGCACAGACTTTGTGAAATTTATCTTAATCTTCCAGGATCAATGACTACTCAAAATAGATTGGAAGAAACTCTAGCCCTTACACGATTAGACGAAGAAATCGATAAGCAAGATAATCGTGCCAAAATTGTTGGCGGCATGATGTTTTATAATTATATTAGATCAGGTTCGTTTGACCGAATTAAGCGAACTGTAATGCAAGAAGAGTTTTTGTGGACTCATCGTAATGGTGGTTATGCTGGAACAGTGGATAATGTTTCTGAATTAGTTGATGGAACCTATGCAGTAATTGATTTTAAAACTGCACGCAAACCTAAAAAGGAAGAGTGGATTGAGGACTACAAACACCAAGTTGCAGCATATGCAGTTGCAGTTTGGGATCGACATAAAATTAAGATTTCACAAGCTCAAATTTGGATCTCTAATGAACAAACAATGGATCCTCAATATTTCGAAATGAATACTGAGGATCTTAAATTGTATTATAATAAATTCTTAGAGAGACTTGAGAAATTCTACGAAATGTTCCCTATTAATTAATAAGCAACAATTTTTCTTAGTGCTGCAACCTTAATTGCAATCTTACGAGCACGGCCACTAGTGTTGTCATAAACTCTTAAGTAGATATACTCTTCATTTCTTGTAGTATTAAATACAAAATAGTCAACTGGCGCAACTAATCCATAATAAGTATTGTGTGATGCAATATAGAGCATTTCATTTGGAGTAGTTGCTCTTTTACTATCAAATCTTTCTAATCGGTATCTAGTAAGACCTAAACCTTCAATAGGTTCATCTATTTTAAATCCATTCATTGAATTAAAATATGCATCCCTAGCTGGTAAAAATACTGGTGTAGATTTTCTTCTATTAAATCTTTCTACTTGATCTGGTGAAAGTGCAATATCTGTAATTTGACCGCGTTTAAAGATTTTAGTAATATAGGTTCCTCCTGGAACACGAGATTCCAATGCATCTTTATATTCAGCATCCCTAAATGCTTCATAGCTTGGGCCAAATCTTTCTTCATTTTGTGCACGTTGAGCTTGGCGTTCAGCTTCTAATCTTTCACGTTCTTCTCTTTCAGTACGCTCTCTTTCCTCGCGCTCAGCTCTCATTCTCGCTGCAACGTCTGGATCAATTAGACTCATAATAAAATCTTTAACTACTCGCCAATCGGTTGAACTATATCTGCTTCTAATTACAGTAGAATCATCTTCGATTCCTGGGATTTGGACAGGATCAACTTTAACAAATTGAGCTTTAATTGCCTCAGGGGTATTATTACAATTTCTGGTGTCAAACGAAGTAAGTTGATTTATGTCGCTGCCTCTTTCCACCCAATCAATATAATTTGGAACAGAAATTGCAATCGCGTGATCACGATAAACTCCGGCTAATACTCTAACTGGAATTGAAGTATCTCTACTGTTTGCATATTGTCTAACATAAACAAGATCTCCAATTTCTGGTTGATCATCCCAAATAATTCCTCTTTCAACGCCATACGCTCTTGCACGTTCAGCAGCTTCTCGGTTTTCTCTTTCTCTTCGTTCTCTTTCCAATCTTTCTCTTTCAGCTGGGTCAAATCTAGCCATTACATCAGCTGGTAAAATTGCTTTAAGCTCATCATCAATTCCAAAATTTCTTGGAGTTACGCTGCTATAGCTAATATTGTTATCTAGGAAATTTGTTGCAAATCTAATTTTCTGATCATCAGAAATTGTTTTAATCATTGCAAATACACAGTCTGGTCCAAGAATTGCGTGTACATCATCATCGCTAAGAGATCCATCAGCATTCAATTTTGGAGAAATTAGAGAAGCCCATGCATTATCTTTTTCTAGAGTTCCTGCTGTATTTGATTTTAACCATTTCTTTTGTTCAAGTAAGGCTCTATACAATTTATAACCAAGACGAGCACCTCTAAGCGCGCTTGGAATACCTCCACCTGGAAAGTGTGAACGACCGCTTGAGTCTACTTCCATATGAATACAATCGCTTTGATTATTGGCATCTGCCCATTTACCAAAATTGTTATTCATAAAATTACTAATAAAAGAATCTGATCCACCTGCTTGCTGAACCTTGTCTTTTGCCTCTTTGTAAAATGCTAAAATCTCTTCTGGCAAAATTGGATAATAAGAACTTCCTCTAGTAGACCAAGTAATTTGTCTCCAATTTAAATTAACCAAAGCCTCTTGGAATTGTTTAACTAATGGAGAAAGGCTTCTAGCCAGTGCTTGACGATCCTTAGCTCTCTTTAGATAAGTATCTGGAAATTGTTCTGGCTGTAGAGCCATTTCTTCAATCTGATTAGACTCTAATACTAGGTCCAGGAATGATTTGTGCATAAGTTATTAAATATTTCTATAGATATTTATTTGGGTTCAAACCCGTTTTCTAGAGTATAAAAAATAAAATTTTGATTGTCGTGCTACACAAAAGTATTTTAATAAAGCAAGATGGATTCTATCTAGTAGATTGGGATCTTGAAACAAACCAGCCAACCACTCAAACCATGATTGCTGGAAGACTCTCCACATTTTTTAGATATTTTGCTGAATTCGATGAAAATATTACAATCAAAACCTTTTTGGAAGTACTTGGTGATTTTTCAGATGAAATTAACCTGGTATTTGATGGATATCTTAATGGAGTAGATTTTGATCTTTTTTTACAAGAAACTCAAATTCTACCAGTTAAGTCTCCAGTAATTGATTATGTTGAGCTTGCTTGGAAAGTTAGAATGATTGCTGCGGCAGATATGACAATTTTGGATATTGTTCCAAATATTCTTGGAATTAGCTTAATTCAAGGCAGTGATTCTGATGTAGTTACAGAATTAGATTTCGTTAGACTACGAGATATTTGTCATTTTAGTATATGTGAACAAACTGCACTGGATATACCAGATGATCGAACTTATCAAATTGTGGTTGAGGCCGAACGCAGATGGACCCTATTTGATATTATTTCTGGATTTTTGGGTGAAATTGCAAAATATGGTTCACCAGAAGACAAGCAACACATGATTGATGAATTAAACAAAGAATCTAAACTTTCCTTTTCTGAACTAATGGAATTTGTTGATGAAATGGAACAGTTAAAAGAAGAAATCGATAACGAGAAAACAGGAGACCTCCTGGACGATGACGACGATGACGAATAGTTACTTAATTAGGGTTCCAAATGAGTCCCTGGCAGTCACCAGGGTAGCCCTGGAGCAGCTAGGGGGTCTAATTGAATACGAATACCCAGGTGCCATTTTTACCGATCTTTTGGTATTATTAGATATAGAAAGCCTAGATCAACTGGTCTCGGCCATTTCTGGTATTACAATATTACAAGGATTATGAGAAAAAACAAAATTAAAGTACACTACACACCTAAACAGGTCCTAGCAAAGGACTCTGGTGGTAATTTTAGCAAATCTCCGCTAAAACCAAAGAGGTTACTTGAAAATTTTGAAGCAGAGGGATTAATTGAAAATTTTGAAATAGTTGAAGATTTTACCCCTTATACAAATAAAGATTTCAAGATTGCCCATACCAAAAGATATGTAAATTCATTTTTTAGTGGACAAAAAGGATGCAACTCAAATGGATTAGATTGGTCAACCCAATTTGCAGAGTCTGTTCGTTATACTAATGCATCACTGCACGCTGCAATAAGAGGCTCTATTGTAGAGCCAGATCAAGTTCATTTTAGTCCAACCAGCGGATTTCACCATGCTAGACCAGATGGAGGAAGCGGCTTTTGTACATTTAGCGGTCAGGTTATTGCTGCAATTAAAATCTTGGAAGAGTTTGGATTAAGTGGAGCCTTTTTAGATCTAGACGGGCACTTTGGAAATTCAATTGAAGACTCTAGAGAATTTGTTAAAGATTTAGATAAAGCTGTTCCAACTGAATTTAATATTAATCCAACTGGCAGAGGTAAGGCCTATGTTAATAATCTTAAATGGAACCTACAAAATCTAGAAGAGGCTATTTTAACTGGCCAAATCGGATATGTTGTATGGTGTCATGGAGCAGATTCACATGAGTGGGATGATTTAGGCTTCCAGTGTTCAACCGATCAATGGTTAGAGTGCTCTACAATTTTTTGGAATTGGGTTAAAGAGATGGACCAGAAACTTGGAAGACCTCTTCCTGTAAGTTGTGCTCTATTTGGAGGTTATAGAAAAGACGATTACCAAAGCGTATTAAGTTTACATACAGCAGACTTTGTTGAGTGCATGAATAATTTGCTTAACCTTGAGGTTAAATATACTATAAAGGTACAGCCAAAATATTCATATGCGCATGGCAAAGCAGAATACGTCCGATGAGGAAATGGAAAAGGTCTTTAAGGACCTCGATAAGTATGGATATAATTCCAAATACTGGTCAAGAATTGATGAAGTAATTCATTGGTTAGAATCTAGAGAGGAATATGAAAAGTGTGCTGATCTTTATGATTATAAAAAGTTCTACACCGATCCTCTTAAATGACACACTACAAAATCGGGTTAATTTTAACCTCTGCTCTACACGGAATCCTTCTTTTTGCAATGGCAGCAGTTTTACCACATCTGCTCTTACATTCACCAGCATGGTTTGCATTTCCAATAATCTTTATGTTAATTAATTTTATTTGGAATGGTGGAGCTAGTCCACTTACAGATTTAGAAAATTCTTTTAGGAAAAAATTAGGAATACCCAGGATTCACTGTTTTATTGGACACTATCTTACAAGTATTTTAAAATAAAAAAGAGGAGACTAAGTCTCCTCTTTTGGTTTATCTAGGTTAGATAAAACTATTTAGTTTCTTCAGCAGGAGCTTCAGTTTTCTTACCGCTTCCTACTACATTCTTAACTCCAAGTAGAGCTGCTCCGATTGTTGTAAACATTACAGATTGGTTAATAATGTCAATAGATTTATCTAAAAACATTTTGTCAATGCAACCTAATAGGAAACAAAGACCTCCAATAAAAATAATATAAACTCCAGCAGTTGAAGTAGAAGAAGTTTTGCCTGTATCGTTTGAAGTCATTTCGCCAAACGAAAACTTCTTGATATCCCCGATTTTAGGTAGAGCCATGATTGAAAGATTTTTTATTATTTATCTGACAGATAATCTTCTAGGAGCTCGGTAAGCTCCTCTGAATTAGGTAAGTCAGTATACGCCATGCCATAGTGTTGACTAAATCTTTCAGCTAATAAATTTCCAGCCTTTGTTTTATTATATTGGATTAATAAATTAATTCCAAGCCAATCTGCTTCCTGTTCTTGTCTTTTTGAATAGTATGGTTCGCCTTTATGATTTGCAATAGAATGGCCAATTTCATGTGCTTCAATTGCAAGCATATGGTCCTTTGTAAAATATGCTTCGCTAACCTCGGCTCCATCGAAATAGATTGTTTGATTTTCTAAATTTGCAAAAGCAATTCCAAGTTTTTCAAAATATGGGGAAGCTGTATCATATAACTTATCGTTTGGATAGGTAATAACTAGAGTCCATGCCGAATCTAATTGAGAAGGTGCAGTGATAGGCTCTTCAACACTTTCGCTTAAACTTAAATCTCTAACTTCATCCTCAGTATCTTCGCTTCCTTTAAATGGATCCTTAAAATTAACTTGACCTTTAACTTTACTTGCATTACGACCCATCATATCTCTCCAAAGTTCCCTTACATCAGGTTGTCCCATTTGATCAGCTAACACAGCTGAATAGAAGCCCTTATCTTCTAATTGAGCAAGCTCAAACCATTTTTCAACTCCAATCCTCTTTCCGTGCTTATCACGAATTGAAGCTAGATGTTTAAATCTTAAAAAAAGATCAGTATTATAAGTATCACCTACGTATTTACGCTGTGGATTTAACTCAGAAAGCTTTTTTGTATATGTTTTGGCTGGAGCCATTGCTTCAGATACCCAGTCTATAAATTGTCTAACTTGCATGTTTTGCATATGATTTAATTATCTTGTACTACATTATTATTTATCGTCACTAAGATAGATAAACTAAAATAACGAGTCTATTCCAATGAAACCTAGATTCCATGAAGAAGACGAAATGGAGTTCAATCCAGACGACTTCGACGCTACTCCAGCCTCAAAATTTGATTTTGAAGATGATTTTGAACCAGTAGAAAAAGATGAGCCAGTACACGGATCTGGCGATGAAGCTGAATTAAAAGAGCTACAAGCTAAACTTAGAGAGCTTCCTAAGGGCCACCCAATGAAAAAAGAGCTGGCTATTAGAATCTTAGATTTACATAAAAAATTATCAGCTGAAGATACTGACTATCTTAAACGCAAAGAACACGCTGAAATGAAAGCTAAAAAAGCTCACCTTAAGAAACAAGCGTGGATGGACTCAGTATTAGACGATGAACCTTCATATGATGGTTTTGAAAGTAAAAGAGTAATGAGATGCTCAGATTTTATTATTTTAGAAAAGAAAAGAGCTGAAGTATTAAAAGATGCTGATAAAAAATTTCCAAATCTAAAAAAAGCAGAAATGAAAAAAATGCTTAAGGATCAGGAAAAAGGTGCAAAAGATTTTAAACAAAAATCTAAAAAATATTTTGGTTGGGCAAAGGACCCTGAAGCGGCAGCTGCTGCTTTTATAAGAAAGGCAACCGGCAAAGAACCAAAAGATCTTTAATTAAAATTTAGAGCCGAGCTTAAAACCTCGGCTTTTTTTAGCTATGTTGAGACATTTTATAATTGTAATTATCCTGTTTTTTATAACAAATTGGGCAAATGCTCAAATTGTTGTAGATAAAGGTGGGGATGGCTGGTCAACTCAAGTCGATTCAGCTCTAGTCATTATTAAAAAGACTTCACCTAAACATTGGAAAATGGTTGAAGAATCTTGTAATCATATTTCAATGTGGAATGGAAAAGTATCAACGACTCAGCCTGGTAAAGGAGCTGAACCTGGAACAATCGTGATATCTAGGGATGATTTTAAACTTGGGTCAATAAACAATATAGCCTCAGTAATTGTTCACGAGAGCAGACATCTATGGATCTCCAGGAATGGTCTTGTATTTAAAGACCCTACTTTAGAAGAGGCTGATTGTTACTTATGGGAATTGGAATTTTTACAAATGATTCCTAATGTTGAGCAATGGTTAGTTCAACATGTCTTTAACCAATATATTGGAAACTCTAATAAAAAATAAGGGCAGAGAGTAGCGAATTCCCTGCCCAATCCGTGAACTAGTCCCGGTCCTAAGTGAGGTCTTCAAACCTCAACTATCTTTAATCCTCATCGGAATATTCTCCATTATCATCAAACTCTTCATCCTCTTCCTCATCATCCTCGTCTTCTCCAGCAATCATATCTAATTCTTCTTGAACTCTATCATATAGCATGTAAGTTTGTTCATCTAACCAACCATTAAGAGTTTCTTCAATTTCATTACAAAAAGCATCAATATCGTCTAAATTATCCATAGTGCCGCCAGTAAGATCTTCAATTGATATAAATTCGTATGAACTTAAATCGCCTTCCATAATTTCCAATTGTGGAACGTCCTTTGAATCAACACTAAATGCCCATGAATGATCAAACCCTTTAATTAAGTCAGTAATTGGCGCTAATCCTAATTTCCAAAGCCTAACTAATTCTGGTGATAATTGAGACTCATCATCTTCAAAAGCAAGTTTAAGCCTAACTGCATAGCTTGCATAAACTCTAGGCTCTTCACCTTGAAAGTTTAGGTCATCAACATTCCAATCTTGATCAATATGGAGTGTACTGTTTTTTTCGTCTAAGTGTACCATATAACTACTTGAGTTATTCATACCCTCTGCAATTTTTTGTAAAAGTTCATTAGCTAATTCATTAGATGGTTCATCTAAATAACCTTCACTTTCATTTATAAATTGGTTAAATCTTTGAATTTTCATATTAATCTAAATATTTTGCAAGTTTTCCAACCTCAGCATAATCACCTGCATCTAGTGCAGCATCAATTAGGGTTTGGATTTCTTTTTTACTTAATTGTGATAGGTCAGCAGGTTCGCTTTGTGAAGGCTCGATTCCAAAATCTGGAACCTCTTCATCAAATTGACTTCTTTCCCAATCGCTTATTTCTTGTTCAATTTCTGAAATAATTTCTTTCATTTTAGCAGTTGCTCCAGCATCTTCACTAAAGATCTCTTTCATTAGTTGTAAAAATTGAGTAGACTCCATTTGCATTAGTTTACCAAATACATGTTCTCTAATATTTTCAATCTCAACTCTTTCAGTAAAACGATTTACAAAATCTCTAAGATCTGCTGCTAAATAAGGGCCGTATCTTAAATCTTCTAATTCATCGCTAAGAGTTCCAGTATTTGCAATAACTTTTTGAGCCTCTTCTTCGTCTTCTGGAATTGCAGCTGCTCCAATTAATTTGTAAATACCTTTAATTGTTTCGTGTAACAACATTGCAAAGTCTGTACCTAATGCAGTAATAGTAGGTTCCATTTCATTAAGAGAATCTTCAATTTCTGGAGTTTCAATATCTCCACTCTCTAATGACTTAAGAATTTCATCAGCAGTTTGCTCGTCATTCTTAATCGGTTTCCAATCAACATCAACCGAACCGCTAAATCCGCTCTTATCTCTTTCCCACATTTGTTTTTGAACTTCAAGTGGAATTCTCCAATCGAGTGCGGATGCAATATCAGTAATTTTCTTAAGAAGCTCTACCATTTTTGCAGCATCGGCTGGTCCAAAAATTTTAATCATTCCATCCATTGTTTCAGGTAAAGCTAACATGCGCTTTGCGTTTTTGGCTTCACCTTGCATAATTGCATTTCCCAATTTACGTTTATTAATTGCTGCAATTGTACCTGGATCGGTAATTTCTTTTTGGTCTTCTGGCGTTTCCATTTCAACTGGTTCCATCATTTGTTGAATTTGACCCTGTTGTGGAAATTTTATAATTAATTTAGTTTGGCCTAAGATTGAACCATATTCTTGCATAATAATATCTTCTGCAAGTTTTTCTAATTGAGCTTTAACTTGAGGAGTTTGCATTTGCTGAACCTGTCCAACAAACTGCATAAATTGACCCATTTCTCTGCCAAGTCGTTGTTCTGTACCTTGAACATCCTGCATTGCTCTACGCTCAACTCCCTTTAAATATTCGCCAGGAGTTCCAGGATTTCCCTGTAAACTTGCCTCTTGTAAAAATTGTTTTAGTGTTTTCATATTACTTAAGGAATTCCTTTGGTGTAGTACCTAATTTTTTTAATTCCATTTCAAATCTTTTAATAACATCTTCAGCCGTTGCGCTTGGTTCAGGCTTAACTGAAGGTTTTTTAGTTGGAATTGGACCTGGTCTTGGAGTTACTCTAGGTTTAGTAGTAGGCTCTTTAATTGCAGGTTCTGCTGCATAGAACTCATTTACAATACTTTCACCAAGTAGTTCTATAATTTTAGGCTCAGACTTAACGGCATTTAGCAATTGTGGATATTTAAATAGTCCAGTACTTGCATAACCTTTAATCTCATCTAAAATTGCTTTTGCATTTTGAATAACCTCTGCTCGGGTTTGAGGATCGATATTTGGAAGTAACATATTAAATAGTTTAGCAGAAAAAATTGACATTACACCAAACTTCATATAAAGAGCAATAATCTCTTCTTCTTTAACTGCTGGTGCAATTCTTTCCATTAAGATATTAAGAATTACTCTTGCAGATTCTTGATCGTCTTCTGGATTTACTTTATAGCTTGCTTTAATAACAGAGTCTAATACTTGAATTGGAGACTTTTTATCAAGATTTAATTCAGTAATTACCTTTTTAATCATTGCCTCAATTGGAAATACTGTAAGTAGAGTCTTAATCATTTTTTCCGGATAGCCAAACTTTTCAAGATGTTTAGTAATATCATCAGTTGTTTTAACACTATGGTCATTAATATCGTGACTATATGTAACTTTACCATCATAAGAAATAGTAGTTCCAATTAAGTGATGTGGATCGGTTGGAGGTAAACCAAAATCAAATGTATTAATTTGTACAGCACCTCCACCGTATTGGCGATTATTAAAACTTCCTCTATTAATACACCAGTTTGCAACTGAGCATAATTCCTTTTGCGCTTTTTCTGTGCGCGCACTTAACATTAGGTAACGATCGTCCGCATAGATTACAGAACCTTCTGGCTCTAACTCTTCTAATTTATTAATCTTACTTTGAACATCAGAATTTAAGTAACCTTTAACATAATTTTCAGCATAAACTACAAAATCCATTGGATCAGTAAATGCCTTGGCTTTCTTTAAGAGACGAACTTTAACCTCATCTCCTAAATCATTCATGATAGTTGCAGCATTGAATAATCTCTGTAAATTTTCTTTTGGTAATTCTCTAGCAGCTCTACGTAAATTTCCTGGTAATTCATTAAGAATCCATTTTGCTTTACGACGAGTTTCAATTTGATTAAACTCATCCATTAAGGCTTCAAACGCAGGAACGCCATTTACCTTTTCTTGATTCGGAAATTCAATAATTGGAATTGATAATTCTCCAAGAAATTGGGAATTGGCTTTGATTTTATCAAGTAGCTGTTGTAGTTGTTCAAATGAAACTCGGTGGTCAAATCTGAATCTAACAAAAGTTGCAGCATAACCAGGAAGAGGCTGAATTAATTGAAGAACTTTTTTATAATCTTCATTTGCAAAAACTCTGGCTTGATCTTCTGGTGTAATTTCAGAAACTTCAATTCCTTTTGCTTGTGCAAAACGTTTTAACATATATTGTTTAGCTGCTTGAACATTCTCAGTTAAGAGTCTGCTCGAACGTTTCCAGCTATTAAATGATTCTATTATTCTCATCGTTAAAATAACCTTGTTTAGTTTTTCCTTTTACGTAATATCTCCAAGCTTCACGGCTCTTCTTTTCAGCCATTTCTAATTGGTCCCAATCAATATGTTCAGCTGCCCATTTCATTGCAATTCTATAAAACTCAGTTTCGTTTGAATAAGCTGATGTTGGGATAGCTTTCATTTCAACATCCATCGAACCTGTACGACGACCCCAAACTCCAAGATTAATTCCTTTTGGAGTCATTCGGCGGATTTTACTTGGGCCAGGAAAAAATCCTAAACCCCAACCATCTGATCTTCTATAACCAGGTTTTGCCCAAACAAGGGTACCATTTAAGAGTTGAGTTGGACTTGAAACTACTTCTAGACCTTTGTCTCTAAGTAATTGAGCTTCTGGAGAATCTAGAACTTCTCTAATTTCTGGAAGAGCTGTTCCTGCATAGTCTCCTCTGTCTTTAGCAGCAAGCATTGCATCTCTTCGTATTTGTTTGGAATCATCTCGGTATTGATCAGTATCAAGTAAACCAAGTTCCTTTAATCTAGCAAGTTTGGCTAATTTCTCTTCTGAAGATTCTTCTTCATTAATAAAAGCGCCAAATTTTTTGAAGTATGACATTGAATTTATCCTATTTGTAGTTATTTATCCAGATCTAATACTCTTGGTCTGGAATTAGGTATAATAGAATTATGATAGAATTAGGAAAAATTGTTACATATTTGGTTTTAGTAGTAACATCTGGTTCAGGTACGCCAGATTTTCAAGGTACCTACCAATATAATGTATATGACGCAGAAACATGTATTGAAGGCACTGTGTATTGTAGAACACCACACCAGGCTGGAGACACTATCAGAATGCAGATAGAAAAACCACAGGTTGCACGCAAGGTGCCAGTAAAGAATTAGTAATTACCTTGTACAATCATTAATTCCAGTTCGCCTAGATCGTCGGCTCCTTGTTCGTATATCCATTCGCGACGCTGATCCCACTCTTGCTCATCCTCTGGATCGTCAAAATCAATATGTTTATTGATAATTTCGCCAGTTTTTCTTCTAAGGGTTTGGAGAGCTTGATCAATTTCTGGATCACTTCCCCATTCGTCAATCATATCTTGCCAGCGTTCATCAAATTCCGCTTTGGGAGCAAGGCCTAGATCACGAAGACGGTCTTCAATTCGGCTTGAATCGTCTTCATTTTCATTAACAAACTGTTTAAAGTTTTGTGCTTTCATAAAGATATTTATCTAAACTTGTTCAGGTTAGAATGTATAATAAAATATGTCGATTATTAATTGGGAACTGTGGCACAAGATTCGAGGTGCAAATACAAAGATCGTAACAGAAATCGATCCACGATTTAAGATGAAAAAGAAAACAAAAATACAGCAAATTGTCAGAGATTGGCAAGAGGCTACTCAAGCTGAAGTTTGGGAAGGGGTTCGTGATAATTTCCTGTTTGGATTTATTGGTGCAACCCTAGTTGTGTTTATTGCAACTCGAACAGATTTTGCAGTTTTAATTGGTTATATTACTTATTATTTCTTTATGGGTCGAATTGTAAATCGACCTAAATACGTAACTGAACTTGGTAAACTTGTAGTGTTTCCAATTCCAAGTGCGCTAGGCGCATTTACTGGTTATAAACTTTCTTATCTACTAATACAATTAATCAATCAATGGCTGGCATAGTTAAATCCCTTAAATTAGGACATCTTAGAGTGTCGATGGTAATTCGTCACAAGTGGGAAAGTTACCGTAATTCTGAATATTCAACCCGATTAATGGATGACATTACACTATGGCATCGTCGTTATCAATTGGGAATTTGGTTTAAAAAGGATATGGCAGTAGGTACCCGTAAAAAGGGCAAAGCGATGTTTAGCAGTTCAAATCTATCACCAAGTTGGTATATTGGTTTTGACCTAATCTGGATTAAAGTTTGGTTTAACTTTAGTTGGAGGGTCCTAACCTTTAAAATCGACGACTAGTGACCAATAATTTCCAACAAATTCAAAAGCTCCTTAAGTTTAGGAGTGAGGACGATTTTTATCATCTACAAATTATTAAGCGTAAAAAGGATCATCCAGAAATTGGGTCAAATTCGCTTGTTATAAAAACCTATTATATCAAGTCACATGAGCACCTAACTAAAGTTGAGGCTGAAATTATTGCTCTTTGTGATTTTCATGGAGCCCGAGCCTGTATTAATTTAAATCGTCGTTCATTTGAAAGAATGGCTTTCCATACGCTAAAGAAAATTACTGATCAAATTATGAACAAGGATTTCAAGTCAGTTCGTAAAGCTTATGAATCAGTATGTGGAGCCTATGCAAACGAATCCGATAAAAATTGGATTATTGATATTGACAATATTTCAATTGATTCATTTAATCATACCGATGAAATGATTACGCTTAGAAAGAAAATTATTGAACTACAAATCGATACTGGAAAAGAACCTCGAATGGATTTTATCCGGACTCGTAGTGGAGTTCATATTATAAGCCGACCATTTAATTTGCAAAAATTTATGGAACTCTATCCAGAAATAGATGTTCATAAAGATAACCCAACAATTTTATACATATCATAATGAATACTAGACTATCAAGAAAGGGTGTAGACCTTGGTGAAGCCAGAAACGGAGGAATATTTGGACTCTTTGATTCCCTAATTAAAGAGACATGTAGAATTAGTGAAGATGAATTGGATCTACTATGTGATATTGCAACTGATGATGAAATTGAGTTGGCCATTGCAGAAAATATAACCTTTGCTCAAAAGCGGGAACTCTTAAAATTTTTAGAAGAAAAAATCTATAATAAAGCATGACATATGAAAATTTCTTAAAACTAACCCTAGGTTTACAAAAGGCAAGTCGTCAGTTGGATGGGCTGCATGGATTAGGGGTCGATCTCGTAAATTTTACAGATCCATATAGTACAATTATTCATGATCTATTGGGTGAAATCTGGACTCCCGAGGGTGTTGACTGGCTAACCTGGTTTATGTGGGAAGCTGACTTTGGAACCAAAGATTTTAGCAAAACTCCAAGTTATAAAAAGGTTGATGGTAAACTAGTTAAGATAGAAGGAGATCGCTGGGGAGCTCATGATGAAGAAGGAAACCCGATCTGTTATTCACATGAATCTACATGGCAATTCTTAAAACAATACGAACGTGCTAAAAGTGCAGAGTAGTTAGTATATTAAACTTAACAAATAAAAAACGATATGAAAAAGTTTGCACTAATTATTGGATTGTTTTTAAGCTTAAATGTAAGCGCACAATCAACTCTTAAGTTTAATGTACAAATGACAGAGTCTGCTACAAGAAACCGTCAAAATGGTAACTTGGAATATGATAGTAAATTTGTTAAAATGGAAATTTCAATTGACGACAAATTTGTAAAAGTTTGCAGTGCAACTGATACGGTTGCCTATAAAATAATTTGCAGCTGGTCAGATCCTAAATTTTTAGCAATCGATCCAACCACTAATGCTCTAGTTGAAGTTACAATTACTAATGGTGAAGGCGACTTGGAAAGAACTGTTGAAATAGGTAATTTAGATAAGTCTACCTCATATAGGTCTACTCAAATTAAATAAAATACTTTTAGTTTTATAATAAAAAACCCAGCTTAATGCTGGGTTTTTTGTTGTATTTAGTTTTTAGGTGCAGTTGCAGCATCAACTCTAGTAGGTGGTGGTGTATATTTAACATTAGGTTTAATTGTACCATTAATAACATCTCCGACTTGATATGAAATACCATTTTCGGTCCAAGCCTTTAATACAATATATGTACTATCAGGTTTTTTATAGAGAGTTTTTGCAGTTAATAAATTATTAATACGCTGTTCTGCAGAAAGAGTACCTCGGCTACCTATTAGTAATTTAATTCCAGTTTCTTTTGGTAATTGAAAACCTCCGCCTTGTGCACCATCAGGTTTTGTTTTAGGAGGGGTTGTAATTTGAACTCCTAAGTTACGTCCGCAAAAGTCAGTTGTTGCAATAATTCCATCATTTGTATTTGGATAAGTTGGGAAGCCTGACGTTTTAACTTCATCTTTGCTTAAAACATAGACGTGAGGTGCAGTTGTGTGACATCCACCAACTCCATCGTATCCAATTTTTCCGTCTGGGTAGGTAATAGGTTTAATACAAGTTGCAGTAATCTTAATATTTTTATCTGGACCGGCCGCTGCAATAATTTTATCAGCAAGGGCTTTATCACTAATTTTAAACCAGTTTAGTCGCCAAGCGCTTCCTCCCAAGTTTGAACGATCTTCTCTTTTATATGCAACCGCATACTCATCATTTTCTTTACCTTGATTATTTAAACTTGCATATTTCATTCCTGCAGGTAGGGCCCAACTTGAATCTACATTAGTTTCAAGTTTCTTAGTTGGCGGAGTAACTGTAGTTAATGTTATGCCATTTGCTTTAATTTCAAATCTAGAATTATTACAGCTATGACCGTTTGCTACATCATAATGGAAACCAATCCACATACCTAACAGACAGCTTGGATCAGAATAGGCTCTAATTTGTAAATACACTTCAGCAAATTGATCTTTATCGTATCCGGTTTTTAGTTTTGTATATTCTTTACCCTTTTCGGTAGTATTATCCATTGGGGTTTTCCATTCGCCTGTACCCTTTTTCCAAGCTCTATAATCATCCCAACCGCCACTTGGCGCAATTTTGCTTTTAGCATCCCTAAAGTCTTTTATTACATAAGGATCCTGTTTTATTATGCCGGCTGACTTTAGCGGTGCTAATTGAGTCTTTAACCAAGATTCCAATTTAGCAACACGAAGATCAGCAAGGTCTCCGGTTTCTAACCACGTACCCTGTTTAGCTTTAAGTCGTGGAACAGTTGAACCAGCGGCTCCTTCTGAATCAAAGTTTGGAGGTAGAGACTCACCAACAACAAGTTTAGCAGTTGCAATATAAGAACCTGGGTTAGCTTTTAAAAATTCAATAACTTTTTCTAATTCGGGTTTAATTTTGCTTTCATTATCAAAGGCTTGGCCACTCTTATTTGTGTGGTTAACTGAATAATACCCAGCTGAATAATTTAATGGGATTTTACCCGAAGTTTGGGTTTTATCCGATTTGGTATAGGCCGCTCCACCAGTAGAGGGAGTGGACGTAGTCGTACTTTGCTCAATAATTGAAACTGATGTGCATCCACACTCTGGATCATAATTGGTAGTTTCAAATAACCAGTCTTGGTATTTCTTAATTTCCATTAATTTTTAGTTTATTTGTAGTTATTTATCAGATCGAAGAAGATCTTGTTTCTTATACTTAGGTATAATAAATTGAACAAAAAATCTAAATAAATGAAAAATTTATCAGGTACTGCGATAGTTGGGTGTTGTGCCCTCTTTATAATTACGCTAATCACCACAACCCAAAACCGTGAATTGCAAATCCAGGTAGCTGCACAAAAGCAATTAATTGAACAAAGGGATCAATTGGTGGATTCTTTGCATGCCGAACTATTTATTGCTAACTCGATTATTGGTAGAGTTGAGCTTTCACTTGAATATCTAAATGAGGTTGAGCCAAAGGCATTTATTAAGTATGCGCAGTATTATGACCATGAGACTGAATAGTGCTAAATAAATAACCTAAATAAATTTAAAAACTAATGCCAACTCACGTTAAACTATTTGAAAGCTGGTTGGGCGATATTGCGGCAAGCGTAAAATCTGCCTTTACTGGAGAGGTTTCCCCAGAGGAAACTGAGGTATCTGATACCGAATTCAAGAAAAATTTTGAAACCGAAATAGAGGATATTTCAGATCTAGCTAAGCAGTCTGGAATGGAGTCTATGACAAAGGACAAATACTTTGTGGTTCACCATACTGCAGGCCATGGTACAGCTGAGGGTGTTGTTGGAGTACTTAATAGCCGAGATCTTGGCGTACAGTGGGTAGTTGATCGTGAGGGTAAAATATTTAGAACTTTTCCAGAGGGTAAAATTGCTTGGCACGCTGGTCATAAAGATCAAAAGGATGCGCCAACCGATCTACAAAATGCAACTGCTCAGGGTGTAGAGGTTATTGCAAAAAATGACGAAGATGTTTTGCCTATCCAAGTCCTTTCGGTATTTAAAATCTTAAAGTATTTAGGCTATAGCAAAGATGAAGTATGGGGTCATGGTGAAGTAACCTATAATAAAGAGTCTACTGAGGGTGCAACCATTACCGAATTTTGGAGAAAACACTCGGACAAGAGTCCTGAATGGGCAGCCAAAAAGTTGGGTCTTACTGAGCCAACTGCCTAACCAATCGGGTTAATTTTTATAGAGGGATCCAGCGGATCCCTTTTTTTATGTGCTAATTTTGACACTAGAGTAGTATATTAAATTAAACAACAGATATACGGTATGAAAAAGATATTAGTAATTGCCTTAAGTTTGCTAGCCCTAAATGTAAGTGCTCAGGGTATTAAAAGATTTTACAAAGTTGAAATTGATACTATTCAACATATTAACTGGAACCCAGCCCTGACTATTGATCAGGCAGTTTCTCAAGGTGAGGTGCAATACCCCTACTTTTGGACTGATAAAGTAGTTTGGGAATACGATTTGGTTAAAATGACTGCAACCTGGATTGGAGGTCCTACCCAAAAGGTTTATAAAATTCGGAGTGCTGCAATAATTAGAGGAGAGTTAACCTTTGCTGTGGGAGATGAAACCCAAGTCGGGTGGATTGACAGGTTCAAGACCTTGCCAGACGGCTCTACCCTCTTAACCAGCGAAAATGTGACCCTAGTGGATGGACTTAAAGATGGTTCTTTTACTAGAGGTGCCAAGATAGTAAGCCGATAACCCAATCCCTATAAAATACAAAAGGAGACTTATAGTCTCCTTTTTTTGTTAAGAATGTTAGAATTAGATTAGACTGCCCATGGTAATCCAGCGCGTTTGCACTGTTCTTTCCAAATAATTGGCCAGTTTTTATTCCACTCTGCAATTGCAGCTTTATCCATTGCAGCAAGCGTATTATAGAAATCTTTAAAGTCATCTACTAGGTAACCAGCTTCTGGAGTTTTTGCAGACTGTACCATTTTTTCAAGTGAAATAGGCTGCTTTAATCCCATTAGTGCATGGAATTCAAGTGCATTTTCAACTGAATCTGTAACTTTAGTACCAAAGCCTTTTGCAAGGGTTGCGTTTCCAGTTGGATCCGTTTTAACATCAGTTGCAGTTGACCAGTCCTGGTGACTAGGTAGAATTCTGATAAGCGCGGCCTTTTCTGATTTTTCATCAAATGAAGCACCACCTGCGGTAATATTAGCAGGGTCAGCTTTGAAATAGACATACTTTGCATAAGCCAAATCGTCAGCAAATGGGTACTTATAGGCAATTCCATTTGATTTTAGGGTGTAACCTTCAGGTTTTACTGGAGCAGCACCTGGAGTCACTTTCGCAGCTTGGGCGTTTTGTTCATTGATCCATTGCGAAAATCCTTTAATAGTATTCATTTTAATTTTCTTCTATTTTACAGTTATTTATTCTCCACGAAATCGCCGGTTGCGCCCCGCGCCAGGGGGTTGAGGCCAAAAGCGTTAGGGTCTCCAATCGGGTTGGGGCTGTTCTAAATCGGGTTGGAGTCGGTAGTCGCCAGTCAGTTCTTCGCCAGCCTTAACTGGGAAGAGGGTAACCAAGAATCGCTGGGAGCCAATCATTTTATTATAACAGTTGGGTTTCTCGCTATGATTATACATATGACCTAATTCCGTATGATCATAACCATCGGGTAGAATCGTATGTAATAGTCC